ATCTCTTCAAGAATTCTCCCCGGGGAGTTTTTGAGAAAACAGATCGATATTTTTAGATTGACTAAGGAGGTAAGTCAGTGGAAGAGTGGAGAGAAGTTATAGATAATCCTAACTATCAGGTGTCAAATACAGGACGTGTTCGGCGGAATGGGCACAATAAAGATAAAGCTGTTAGAGTGGCCAATGACGGATATTTAAAAACAGATCTTTACATGGACAGTAAGCGAAAAACCAAACGTATCAATCGTATTGTAGCGCAGGCTTTTATCCCTAATCCAGAAAATAAGCCAGAAGTTAATCATAAGGACGGCAATAAACTCAATAACAATGTTTCAAATTTGGAATGGAATACCAAACCAGAAAACGTGAAGCATGCTTGGGAGAACGGTTTAGCAAAACCATCACACGGAATGCTTGGTAAGAAGAATCCAAACGGAGGGCGTAAAGGTATACCGTTTCGAATTGTTGAAACCGGAGAAGTCTTTAAGACTTTGGCGGAATGTGCAAACATTATTGGCGGTTCAGATACACGTATTAGCGATTGTCTGCACAGTAAGCAGAAAACATATAAAGATTACCACTTCGAATATTTAAACTAAGGGGGGTGTTGCTATGGCAGAAATAAGTGGGAAAGGAATACCCACAACAAAAACAGCAGCTGCTGTAGGTGATTTCTATACAGACTCAGACTCTGGAACCAGGTATAAATGTGACTTGGCCTATATATCAAAAGACGATAATGGTAAAAGATGTCGTCTACTATAAGTGGTCTAAGGTTAGAAGTAGTTCATCCGGCGGTGGAACAACTGATTACAATGATCTGACGAACAAACCAAAGATTAACGGTGTGGATCTTACCGGTAATAAATCTACATCTGACCTAAAACTCGTAGGCGAGGATACCGTCAACAATAAAGTGTCGAGTATAAAATCTTATATTGATTCTATTGTTGGAACTTTTGACCTGAGCTGGACCGATAATAAGTATATATCCAAAGACGATGGCTCAGTTAACGATGAAGCTGGATCATCATGCAGTGATTTCATTGAAGTTATTCCTGGGACAAAACTTATCATCTCGAATACAATGACAACAGATAATGAGCGGAATGTATTTTATGATTCTAGCAAAACATTCGTATCAAGCTTTTCAAATGCTACGGGAGTTATAACAGTACCAGAGAATGCTAAATACTTCAGGTTGTCAAAACACACCACAGCCGCATTGACAGTGACATCGGAAATTCCGAATCCGTTAACTCACGAAGTTATGCTCACCAAGTCCAAATACGATGCACTCACGACAAAAGATCCACTAACAACTTATTACATTACGGAGGATTAAGCCATGGCTATTTATCGTAATGGAAAGAAGATGAAGGAGATCTATCGTGGCGAAACAAAGATCGACAAAGTGTATCGAGGAAGTAATCTAATAGCGGATTACATCGAGCGCATTATTTCAACTGGAACAAATGTGAAATTACTCACAAGCACCGGTAAGAAACTTGAAAACTTATTTGATGAGTTTAAATTCTATGGCTGGAGTAAACAAGCATCTGCTCCTTCAGTAAATAGTCCTCAAGAGATTGTGTCATCTGGCATGGGCGGTACAATTAATATAATTGAACGAGGAAATAATATTCTGCCAAGAGGAGATTTGATGTATTATCGCGAAGCTTACATGACCGACATCATTCCGTGGTCAGGTGATACAAGTATGACACTAAGCGGTACTGTTTTCACAAACAACGATGAAGGAGAATACCACGTATTTGTTGATTATTTGGACGCTGATCAGAAGTATCTCGGTACCAATGGGTGTTCAGACAAATGCGGTAAAACACCTACAAGATTTGAGCAAGTATTTGATGGGTCTTATGCCGGCGAGAATAGTACTCATCTCGATCTTAAGAACGACGTAAAGTATATACAATTGTATTTCTTCATTTACAACAATACGGCTAATGAAGTTTCATACAACAAGCTTATGCTGAACGTTGGGAATACAGCGCTTCCTTATGAAGTATATCAGGGATGTCAGTTGCTAACTTTACAGACTCCAAACGGTCTTCCAGGAATTCCAGTATCGTCTGGTGGAAACTATACTGACTCAGCTGGACAGCGGTGGATCGCAGATTACATCGATCTTACTAGAGGGAAGTATGTTCAGAGAGTATGGCAAAAGACATTTGATGGTAGTGATGACGAGAAGTGGACTCGATATGATTCTGACGAAGGCTACGAGGGCTTTGCTATAATAACGTTACCTGAGTCTATGAAAGCTAGAGTTGGACTTTGCAATAAATTTTCAATTCAAACCGATTGGAATAATGAGGTAGAGGGTGTGTGGTTTGGTTCACCTGCTAGCGCTAATACGACGTTGTATTGTAAAAGCTCTAGCTTCTATGATAACACACTCGACGATAAAGGGCTGGCTAACTTTAAAGCTAATCTCGCAGAACATCCGATGAATCTTATGACTTATCTGGACGAACCAATCGAGAGAGACTTGACAACAGAAGAGATAGCAGCGTATAAAGAGCTCATTACGTACAATAATGCAGAGACTCGTATCGCTACGAATCAAAATGTAACAATGTCTGCTAAGTATCCGAAGAGATACAGTACGACCATATAAAAGACAAATAGACTCACTCTTCCAATAAAACGGAGGGGTGGGTCTTTTAAGTTAATCACAACATTTAACAGAATCTATAAGGCGCATTCCACCATGGTGTTAGTACTCATGCTTTCGAATCCTTTCTCATGAGTAAACATAGCTGCACCATGTCTTATAGGTTCTATTAAGTGCTGTAAAAGTATCTGAAAACATTATTGAAACTATTAAAGAGGAGGCAGTAACTATGGCGAAAGGTAGTATAAAGTCGTCAAAAGGCGGTCAAAAGATGCGATCAGCTATCGATCCGGAAAACCGAGAGAATCAAATGATTGCTTTGGCCGTGAACTTAGCTGAGCAGCAGTTACGAGATGGTACTGCATCTTCTCAGGTTATTACACACTTTCTTAAACTTGGCACTACGAAGGCTGAGTTGGAGAAAGAGAAACTAAGACGAGAGAACGAAGTATTGTCAGCGAAGGCGAAGGCTTATCAGTCGGGTGAAGAAATGAAAGAACTATATGAGAATGCAATTAAGGCGATGCGAGATTATGGAGGGATGGGTGATCCAGATGACTATGACGAATATTAAATGTTATTCCAAACTGATCCAGATTCCAACATTTATCGGGCGATATCGCTATTTGAAACTTAACGGTCAGGTTGGTAATGAGACGTTCGGCTACGATCGATATTTGAATCAGATTCTTTATCACTCACCGGAATGGAAGCGCTTTCGTAGAGACATTATTCTGCGGGATAACGGATGCGACTTAGCTTGTGAAGGATATGAACTTGTCGGTAAGATTCTAATTCATCATATTAATCCGATTAAAGTAAAAGATATCGAACTCAGAGATCCGAAAGTCTTTGATCCGGAGAATGTTATCTCTACAGGCTTGAATACTCACAATGCAATTCACTACGGTGATGAAGGCTTGCTGATTATAGAACCTCTCGTACGAACACCAAACGATACTTGTCCTTGGAAAAGAGCATAGGACGGAAAGGAGAAAGCACATGGATAATAGTATTCTTAACACTGTAAAAAAAGCTGTTGGTCTTATGCCGGAGTACGACGCATTCGACGATACACTTATTATGCATATCAATTCTGTCTTTATGATCTTATCCCAGGTAGGTGTCGGTCCGACAAAAGGTTTTCGAATTGAAGACGCATCTGCCGAATGGGGCGACTTCCTTTCCGAAGATTACGAGAATTATGAATCTGTAAAATCCTATATCTGTATGAAAGTACGACTTCTCTTCGATCCTCCGTCTAGCTCAACTCATATGCAGGCTATCAAAGATCTGGTCAGTGAGTTGGAGTGGCGACTGAACATCGAAGCAGAAGAATCAAAATGATTTAGGAAGGAGGCAAATGAGAATGTATTCAAACGAACTTTATCACCACGGCACTAAAGGTATGAAGTGGGGTGTTAGGAGGTATCAGAACGCTGACGGAAGCTTGACGAGTAAAGGAAAAGCAAGATACGCCAGAGATGCCAGAGAAAAAGAATTTAACAAATATGACGAGTCTAGTGGTAAGTACTACAAGCAATCTAAAAAGAATGGAAGAACTGATCTGGAAGCCGATGCGAAACGTTATGCAAAAGAAGATACAGAGAGAACAAAACGGTTGGTAGATTCTGGGCGTAATCTTTCGAATGATTTAAAACGAAGCGTCGATACTTCATCGAGAAATCGTAAGGTTTCAAAAATGGATCTTTCTAATATGACGGATCAGGAAATGCGCAATCAGATCAACCGTGCTATGTTAGAGCGGCAGTATAACGATATGTTTAATCCACAGAAGGAATCGAGGGGTATGGAATACGCTAGTCGTACTCTGGAAACTGCAGGTAATGTACTTGCTGTAACCAGTTCCGCGTTAGGTATTGCTTTGGCTATCAAAGAGCTTAAGGGGTGATATGAGATGTACAATAAAGAACTTTATCACCATGGAATCAAAGGTCAGAAATGGGGAGTCAGGCGCTATCAATTTGCGGATGGATCAGTTACGCCAGCCGGAGCAAAACGGTATTATGTAAAACAAAGCAGCAGTACCGTAAAGCGAACCGCCTCTTTAGCAAGCATGAAAGTGAAAGAGCTTACGAACACTGCGAGAACTCAGATCACTGGAAAACAGTACGTCGACACATATCTTAAGAAAGGGACTACTTTCTCACGAATTCAGACTAGTAAAGATTTTGAGAACTTTGCATTCTACGCTACTTATAAGAAAGCAGATTCAGATAAGTATATGGGATTGTTTGGTAAGAATCTCACAAGTCGTGCGAATGCTGCTGCGAAACAGGCAGAGAAACAAGCCAATGCTTCTGGTAGCGAGGCTGATGCAGCTAAGGCGAAAGAGTTGCGTACTATCAGTGATAATATGAAAGTTTATCAATTGAAGATAAGCGCTACTAATAAGCTCAGAGTTCCTTCGGACGAGAATGCAGGTCATATCACTGCAAACTTGTTAAAAGATAAAGAATTTAAGAAGAATGTAGAAGCTTCCATAGCCGATTCAAAAGAGAAGATGAGACGTGGACAGCAACAACTCTTATTTAAACAGGCTCAAAACGCTTTAAACAAAGATCCTTCTAGAATGACAAAATCTGAGAAGGTGGCCGTCTATAAAGCACTGAATCTTTCACTTACGAATCACAATGATTACGAAGTGGCTGCTCAGAATCGATTCTATTCGGAGTTGAAGAAGAAAGGCTATAACGCATTACTTGATTATAACGATAAGGAATACTCGAGTTATCATGCAAAACGACCAATGATTGTGTTCGACATCAATTCCGTAAAGCTTCAATCTGTAGCAGAAACAAATCCGAAAGTCGTTGATCATATGTACAAGAAGTACAACAGTGAACGAATTGCGAAAGAATCAATTGCGAGCACATTAGGACTTGTTGGTAAAATGGGCCATAAAACCGTATCTGAGTGTAATTCCTATATGGAACGTAAAATGAAAGATTATTTGAGTTAGGTGGGTGATGATTATACCGATACAGCCAAAGAATATCTTCGAGAGGCTTATGGTATAGTCGCATAAGTAATAATTACCCCCCCATTTAAGCAGGGGTGAGAGGAGGAAATAATGAGTGAATATGTAATAACAAGAGTCGACAATCCAGACGAACTTTATCATCATGGTGTGAAAGGTATGAAGTGGGGTAAGCGCAAGTCCAGTTATAGTTCAACAGGAGTTAGATCAGCACTTGCTCGTAGATCAAATGAAAAAGTTGATGCTGGTTTTAAGAACTGGGGTGAAAATTCTAAGAAGAAAGCCAATGCTATAGAGCTTGGAAAGAAAGCGAATGTGTCTAAACGTGCTTATGAGAGTAATAAGTCAGATAAGGCTTTAAAATCTCAATATAAGCAGGATGCGAAAGCATATAAGAAAGCTCTCAAGGGGAATACGACATATCGAAAAGGTCAGATTAAGAAAGAAGTTGGGTCAGACCTTTCGCGTAAATATCTTAGTGATGCTAAGAAAGTAAAGAAACAGTTGGACGTAGATCCGACAAATAAACAACTTCAGAAACAATATAACAAATTAATGAGTAAACATGACATCCAAAGAGCCAATGCAAGACGTGCTCCAGAAGTGGCTGCTAAACGTTCCAAAAAGAAAGCAGCTCTTAAACGTGGTATGACAATGACTGTAAAATCAGCAGCAACTACGGCAGCTGTAGCTGGTGGTATGTATGCGGCTAATAAGTATTTGACGAACCGTCAGGTAACATTAAATGGTAATTCGGTACAATTTAGTTCTCAGAACGTTAGTGATATCATGGATGCTGCTAAAAAGGTTAAAAACTTCATGGGTTATATGTATTAAAAGCAAAAGTAGGTGATAAAACATGGCATTATCAAACACAGCCGTCCCGCGCTATTACGGTAAATTCAGAGATGCCGTGATTAGTGGCGAGATTCCGGTCTGTGAAGAAGTATCCCTTGAAATGAATCGAATAGATGATTTAATCGCAAACCCTGGCATTTGGTATGACGACCAAGCTGTCGAGGGTTTTATTCATTATTGCGAGAATGAGTTAACTCTGACAGATGGTGAAGATCTTCATTTATTGGATTCATTTAAACTATGGGCAGAAGAAATCTTCGGATGGTACTACTTTGTCGAACGAAGCATTTACGATCCAGAAGAGGGCCATTACGTCAAGAAAACAATCAAGAAACGACTGATTAACAAACAGTATCTGATTGTAGCCAGAGGAGCCGCGAAGTCCATGTATGCTGCTTGTATTCAAAGCTATTTCTTGAACGTAGACACGACTACGACCCACCAAGTCACTACAGCCCCTACGATGAAACAGTCTGAAGAGGTATTATCACCAATCCGAACTGCTATCACGAGAGCACGAGGTCCACTATTCCAGTTCTTAACGGAAGGCTCATTACAGAACACGACAGGTTCCAGAGCTAACAGACAGAAACTGGCAAGCACCAAGAAGGGTATTGAGAACTTCTTAACTGGTTCGTTACTTGAGATCAGACCTATGAGTATTGATAAGCTCCAAGGTTTGAACAGTCGAATTAATACTGTGGATGAGTGGCTTTCCGGAGATGTTCGTGAAGATGTTATTGGTGCATTAGAACAGGGTGCTTCCAAGAATGATGACTATCTAATTGTAGCTATCAGTTCAGAAGGTACAGTCCGAAACGGTAGTGGTGACACAATCAAAATGGAGTTAGCTAAGATTCTCAAGAACGAGTATCGAAATCCGCATGTATCAATCTGGTGGTACAAGCTTGATTCTATTGATGAAGTCGGAAGACCAGAGCTTTGGTTGAAGGCGAATCCAAACCTGGATAAGACAGTCACCTACGAAACTTATCAGCAGGACGTAGATAGAGCAGAACAAGCCCCAGCAGCTAAGAACGATATTCTGGCAAAGAGATTTGGCATTCCTCTTGAAGGTTATACATACTACTTCACATATGAAGAAACTTTACCTCATAGGAGGAGAGACTTCTGGCAGATGCCTTGTGCTTTAGGAGCGGATTTATCTCAGGGTGATGACTTCTGCTCATTTAGTTTCCTATTTCCGCTACGAGACGGATCGTTTGGCATTAAGACTCGAAACTATATTTCTTCATTAACTCTAAAGAAATTACCAGCAGCTATGCGAACTAAATATGATGAGTTTATGAAAGAAGGCAGTCTGATTATTCTGGAAGGAACTGTCTTAGATATGATGCAAGTTTACGATGATTTAGATCAGCATATTATTGACAGTGCTTATGACGTAAGATGTTTTGGATTTGACCCGTATGGTGCTAAAGAGTTTATGGCTAGATGGGAATTGGAAAATGGACCTTATGGGATTGAGAAAGTGCCGCAGGGTGCTAAGACAGAATCTATTCCATTAGGTGAATTAAAGAAACTGTCCGAAGAGCGAATGCTAATCTTTGATGAAGAGATTATGACATTTGCGATGGGTAACTGTATTACTTTAGAGGACAGTAATGGTAACAGGAAACTTTATAAACGTAAACGTGAGCACAAAATCGATTGCGTTGCTGCATTAATGGATGCTTATGTTGCGTGGAAACTGAATAAAGATGCTTTTGAATAAGCAAAATTACCCACCCCCATTTGAACGGGGCGAGAGGAGGAAATAATGAGTGAATATGTAATAACAAGAGTCGACAATCCAGACGAACTTTATCATCATGGTGTGAAAGGTATGAAGTGGGGACATAGAAAGAATTACTATGGAACGTCTGGTGATAAATTCAGAGCAAGTAATGGCGTAACTGTTGGTGCTCCAAAGAATGCAGGAGTAGCCGCCTTTAGAAAAGTTCAGGGAACCAAAGTCGGAGGAGCAGCTTTGAATGGAATGGCAAAAGCTAACACGGCTTTCTATGGTCGAGGTAAAAAATAAAGGTATATGGAAAAACGCTGAAAAGCAGGTTCGTAGAGAGAATCAGGCAGTCAGAGAAGCTAATCAGGCTCATAAAGCTGCTAAGAAAGCTAACAAAGCTGCTAAGAAAGCTTATGACAAAATGGCTAAACAGAAAGTGAAGGATCTCTATAAGAAGTATGGTGATATAGAAGATCAGGTCGACTACAGTCGACATGGAGATAAGAAGAAAAATGCAAAACTCGAAAACGAAATGACTAAAATCCAGAACGAAATTAACAAATACGACAAAAAGTATAGATAAGAACTGAGGAGGTAAATCAAAATGGAATTATCGTTTAGTTCCCGTCTCAGACATGCCTGGGACGTATTCAGGAACCGGGAACCTACTTATGATTATCAGGATACCGGTCCATCAACTTCATATCGCCCAGATCGCACAAGACTGACGGGTGGTAATGAGCGATCAATTGTAACCTCAATATTCAATAGAATTGCATTGGACGTTTCATCTATTAACGTCAAACATTGTCGAATCGATGAGAACGGTAGATTCAAAGAACAGATTAATTCTGGCCTAGATAACTGTTTGAACCTAGAGGCGAACATCGATCAGACTGGACGAGCTTTTATGCAAGATGTGGTTATGAGTATGTTGGATGAGGGATGCGTAGCGATTGTTCCAACGGATACAACACTCGATCCAATTACGACAACTTCATACGACATTCAGACTATGCGAACTGGAAAGATTTTGGAGTGGTATCCGAATCATGTTCGAGTGCGGGTCTATAACGAGAAAACCGGTAAACAGGAAGATATTAAACTTCCAAAAAGCATGGTGGCAATTGTCGAGAACCCTCTTTATGCAGTTATCAATGAGCCAAACTCAACGATGCAACGGTTGATGAAAAAGCTTGTTCTTCTCGATGCCGTGGACGAAAATACTCGATCCGGAAAACTGGATATGATTATTCAGCTACCTTATGTTATTAAATCGGATGCTCGTAAATCGCAGGCAGAGAAGAGACGTAAGGACATTGAAGAACAACTGAAAGGACCATACGGCATTGCTTATGTCGATGGTACCGAAAAAGTTATACAGTTGAATAGGCCAATCGAGAATAACTTGATGACGCAAATCGAGTATTTAACGAAACTGTTATACAGTCAGCTTGGTATCACGGAGGAAATCTTAAATGGTACAGCTAACGAGCAGACGATGTTAAATTACAACTCTCGTACAATTGAGCCGATTGTCTCTGCGATTGTGGATGAAATGAAACGGAAATTCTTGACGAAGACTGCTAGATCTCAGAATCAGACCATTCAGTTCTTCAGAGATCCATTCCGTCTGGTACCAGTAAATGATATCGCCGAAATTGCTGATAAGTTTACACGTAATGAGATTCTCACATCAAATGAGATCAGACAGATTATTGGTATGAAACCGTCTAACGATCCGAAGGCTGATAAGCTTATCAACAGTAACTTAAATCAGCCAGAGAATTCCACTGAGGAGATTCAGCAGGACCAGACAGATCAGGAAGACGTACCAGTGAGTTTAGGCGATATGCCAGTATCTAGCTTACCAGAGCTGGATGAATAATTTGTGTTCTAGATGTGTGATAGTTTGTGAAAGTCGTAACGAATTAGAGGAATAATAAGAGATATAAAAATACCATATTACGAGACTGACGAATTATGGCAAACTCAGGCTATAATGCATCATTAGAATCATACATGTAACTATAAAACCAAGTAAACCGATAAACATGGAGGTAAAATCAAAATGGATAAAAAGTTCGACTGCTCTGGATGGGCGACTCGTGCGAATATGCTCTGCTCTGATGGTAGAACAATCCGTAAAAATGCCTTCGAAGACTGTGATGGAAAGACTGTTCCAGTTGTATGGAATCACGAACATAACGACCCTAATGCTGTACTCGGTCATGCATTATTAGAAAACCGAGATGATGGTGTGTATGCGTTCATTACATTTAATAAAACAGATGCAGGTCAGAATGCCAAACTGTTAGTTCAGCATAAAGATGTCGATAGATTATCTATTTATGCGAATAAGTTGAAACAGATGGGCGGAGATGTGATTCACGGAATTATCCGGGAAGTTAGCTTGGTATTAGCCGGAGCTAATCCTGGAGCAGTTATCGATACTGTCATGGCGCATGGTGAAGACTCTGAAGAGGAAGGCATCATTTACTCAGGCGAGTTTATTGAAAATATAGAGCCATTATTCCATGCAGATAAAGATGAGAATAAGGATGAAGTAAAAGATGAAGGATCCAAAAAAGAGAAAGGAGAACCAGAAATGGTAGAGGAAAGTAAAACAACCAAAGATACACCGAAAAAAAATAACGGTGAAAAAACGGTAGCAGATGTATTTAACACTCTCACTGAGGAGCAGAAAACAGTCGTTTATGCAATGATCGGACAGGCTCTTGAAGAAGCCGGTGTCGACACAGACGAAGAAGATCAGGAAAGTGACCAGGAAAATAAAGGAGGAAACAACACTATGAAACATAACGTATTTGATCAGGAGACAAACACAGAGAATCAGGAAGTTCTTTCACATTCTGAGATGATGGAGATCTTCGATGAGGCTAAGAGAAACGGAAGCCTTGCTGATACAGTTCTTCAGCATGGTATTACGAATATCGATTATCTGTTCCCGGATGCTAAAACAATCGACAATGTACCAGGATTCATCAAGAGAGAAGATGATTGGGTTGCAGGAGTAATGGCTGGAGTACATAAGACACCAATGTCTCGTATCAAATCTATCTTTGCTAACATCACAGCTGATGAGGCAAGAGCTAGAGGATACATCAAAGGTAAACAGAAGATTGATGAAGTATTCAGCTTACTGAAACGTACAACAACACCAACAACTATCTACAAGAAACAGAAACTGGATCGCGATGATGTGATTGATATTACAGATTTCGATGTAGTAGCATGGCTGAAAACAGAGATGCGTATGATGCTTGACGAGGAAATCGCTCGCGCAATCTTGGTTGGTGATGGAAGAAGCAGCTCTGATGAATCCAAAATTAACGAGCAGAACATCAGACCAATCTGGACAGATGATGATGTTTACACAGTCAAATCCGAGATCGCTATCACAAAATCTACAACAGCTGATGAGAAAGCGAAAGCATTCATCAAGGCTTGCGTCAAATCAAGAAAGAACTACAAAGGATCTGGAAATCCGGCAATGTACATGTCTGAGGATATGCTTACAGACTGCCTACTTCTTGAGGACGTAAACGGACGCGTAATCTATGACACAGTAGAGAAACTTGCTACAACTCTTCGTGTTTCCAAGATCGTAACAGTTCCAGTTATGGAAGGTCTTAAGAGAGTTAAAGGAGCTAACACTCACTTCCTTGGAGGTATCTATGTAAACCTTAACGACTACAACTTAGGTGCTGATAAGGGTGGAGCAGTTAACATGTTCGATGATTTCGATATCGACTACAACGCTCAGAAGTATCTTATCGAGACACGTTGCTCAGGAGCTATGATCAAACCTTATGGTGCTGTAGCAATTGAGTTTGTTGGAGCTACAACGGACGTGGATGCTGAGTAAGTCGCGTAAATTCAAAATGGAGGAATGATTATGTCTAAGTGGTTTGGAAAAATAGCTTTTGCTACTCAGGTAGAGTACGAGCCGGGTTGCTGGGAAGATCAGGTTGTCGAACGTCCTTACTACGGCGACGTAATCAGTAATCGTTGGAAAAGAGAAAATTCAGGTGGGGTCAATGATAATATTAATCTTTCAAACCAGATTAGTGTTGTTGCTGACCCTTTTGCGATTAATCATATTACCACGATTCTCTATATCGAGTATATGGGTGTTAAATGGAAAGTCTCAGAAGTTGATACTTCTCAATACCCAAGACTCACATTAACAGTGGGAGGTGTATACGTTGGAAACACGACTGGAACTTCAGAGTAAGTTAGAAGAGCTTCTCGGTGCAAAACATGTATATTATCAACCACCGTCAACTGTGAAAATCGAATACCCAGCAATTATATATTCGAAAAGCAAGATCGATAAAGATCATGCAAATGACACTGCTTATCGGTTGAAGACAAGATATGACGTAATAGTAGTTGACAAGCGCCCCGATAACGCTGTTATTCAAAAACTACTTATGCTTCAATATTGTTCTTATGATAGGCATTATACATCAGACAACCTGAATCATGATTCATTAACTTTATATTTCTAAAAGGAGGAACCAACCATGGCAGGTCAGAAACTTGAATGGGACAAAACTGGCGAACGTTTATATGAAACCGGTGTCAGCAAATGTGTACTTTATGTACAGGGAGAAGGCGGAAAATATCCGCAGGGTGTTGCCTGGAACGGTATTACAGCTGTAACAGAGAGTCCATCTGGGGCAGAAGCAAGCCCGATTTATGCAGATGACATCAAATACCTCAACCTGTTATCAACTGAGGAATTTGGAGCAACGATTGAGGCTTACACATACCCACAGGAATTTGAAGCTTGTGACGGTACAGCTGAAATCGCTAAGGGTGTGACAATCGGTCAGCAGAAACGTAAGACGTTTGGTCTTTGCTACAGGACGATTGTTGGTAATGACACAGACAGTAACGAGCATGGATATAAACTGCATATCATTTACGGCGCTCTTGCAGCTCCGTCTGAGAAAGCTTATGCAACTGTTAATGACAGCCCAGAAGCAATTACATTCTCTTGGGAAGTTAGCACAACACCTGTAAATGTAAATGGTGCAAAACCTACAGCATCTCTTACAATCGACTCTACAAAGGTTGACAAAGAGAAACTTGCTAAGCTCGAAGACATTCTCTATGGATCAACAGAAGCAGCAGCAAGACTTCCACTTCCAGACGAGATTGCTACTCTTATGGCAGCAGCGTAAACAAAGCATAATAATCAAGTAACTGAAGAGGCTCCACTGTCATAAGTGGGGTCTTTGCTTATATGAAAGGAGAACAAACATGTTAAAGAAAACAATCGAATACACAGATTACAATGATGTAAAAAGAAAAGAGGATTTCTATTTCAATTTAACAAAGGCTGAAATCATGGAGATGGAACTCAGCACTACAGGTGGGTTGGCTGAGACGATACAGAAGATTATCGACACTCAGGATACACCGCAGATTATTAAGATCTTTAAAGAGCTTGTACTGAAAGCATATGGTGAGAAGAGTGCCGACGGTAAACGTTTCATTAAGAATGATGAGATCAGAGACGGATTTGCTCAGACAGAAGCTTATTCAGAACTGTTTATGGAGCTCGCTACAGATGCCAACGCAGCAGCAGCATTCGTGAATGGTATTGTTCCAAAAGACCTCGAAGTTCCGCAGGATAAACTTCCGGCTTCTGTAAATTAAATTGTTTGTAAGAGAGGACTGATAGGATGCTTCAAATCACGATACCGAAAAGCGAGATCTTTAATGAGGATACTGGTGAATTTACCTATATCAAAGAACAGACGTTGCAGTTGGAGCATTCTCTCATCTCTCTTTCAAAATGGGAATCAAAATGGTGTAAGTCTTTTCTTAATACGTCTGATAAAACATCAGAAGAAGTGCTAGACTACGTAAAGTGTATGACTATTACGCAGAACGTAAATCCTCTAGCTTATCAGTTTTTATCGGCTGAAAATCTTAAGAAGATTAACGAATACATTAATGCTCCAATGACTGCTACTACTTTTTCAAACGATAAGACAAGTAGGAGAAGTCGAGAGATTATAACTTCGGAGGTATTATATTACGATATGATTTCACTCGGTATACCATTCGAGTGTCAGAAGTGGCATTTGAATCGTCTCATAACTCTTATACGAGTATGTTCAGTTAAGAGTCAACCTCCGAAGAAAATGGGTAGAACCGAATTAGCAAATCGTAACAGAGCTTTAAATGCAGCTCGAAGAAAACAACTTAACACACGTGGTTAGAAAGGAAGGATTGCTATGGCTACATATAACGTACATGGCGGACATTCATTGAAATGTCGTGGAGCAAGTGGCTGTCTAGACGAAGTAAATGAAGATCGTGCCGTAAAGAATCGAGTAATCGAATTGTTAAGAGTTGCCGGTCATACGGTTTATGACTGTACAGATGACGTCGGCACAACTCAGAAACAGAACTTAAAAAACATTGTTGCTAAATGTAATCAGCACGCAGTTGATTTAGATATCTCTATTCATCTTAACTCTGCTCGTAACGATTATGGTGGTGACGGAGTGACTGGTGGTGTAGAGGTATATAATTACAGTTCAAAAACAGCAGCAGTTTCTGATCGTATTTGTCAGAACATTTCGAATGCTCTCGGACTTACAAATCGAGGAACAAAGTATACAAAAGGATTGTATGTGCTTAACCACACACATTCCCCAGCAATATTAATTGAATGCTGCTTCGTTGATGACAAAGACGACGCTGATCGTTGGAATGCTGATACATGTGCAAAAGCAATTGCAGAAGGCATTCTCGGTACAACTATATCTGGAGGTTCTTCAAGTCCGGCACCGCATCCAACACCTGCACCGGCTCCGTCTCAGGATTCATCTGATGATATAGCAGTTGATGGTAAATGGGGTAAAAACACAACTCGTAAAGCTCAGAAAGTATTTGGAACGACTGTTGATGGAATTATTTCCAGACAGAAATACAGCTGTAAGAAGTATCTTCTAAATGCTTATACATCTAGCTGGGACTTCAGAACATCAAATTTCGGTAATGGATCACAGCTTATCAGAGCAATTCAGGCTAGAATCGGAGCGGCAGTAGATGGCTTCTTTGGTCCAAATTCTGTTAAGAAGTTGCAGGTATTCCTTGGTGTTCCTGCCGACGGTTATCTTGGACCAGTAACTGTTAAAGCATTCCAGAGATGGTTGAATGCCCAGTAAAGGAGAATAATCATGATTAGTTTCAGAAGCAAGGGTGACTTTTCTAAAGCAACACGTTACTTTGAACAACTTAACAAGACGTCGAATCTTGAACAAGTTTTGAGTAAATATGGACAAATGGGTGTGTCGGCCCTTGCCTCTGCAACACCTAACAGGACGGGGTTAACAGCCTCTTCTTGGTATTATGAAATAGAACATCAAAATGGAGGTGTTACTCTATCGTTTAAGAATTCGAACGTAAATAAGGGTGTTAATATCGCCATTATTATACAGTATGGGCACGGGACTGGTACTGGAGGATGGGTAGAAGGACGTGATTATATTAATCCGGCCATTCAACCAATTTTTGATAAAATCGCAGAAGACGCTTGGAGGGAGGTTACTAAAATATGAGTAAAACAGTTGATGAACGTGTCTTATCGATGCAATTTGATAACAAACAGTTTGAAAGTAATGTTCATACAAGTATGTCCACTCTCGAAAAGCTGAAACAGAGTTTAAAGCTTACAGAGGCTTCTAAAGGTCTTGAGGGGATTAGTACCGCTGCTAAACGAGTAGATATGTCTCCAATGGCTAACGGCATAGAAACTGTCAGAATGAAGTTCTCAGCTTTGGAGGTTATGGCGGTAACAGCTCTCGCAAACATAACGAATTCTGCGGTTAATGCTGGTAAACGCATGATTTCTGCAATAACAGTCCAGCCGATAAAAGATGGTTTTGCAGAGTACGAGACTCAGATGAATGCAGTTCAGACTATTCTGGCTAATACACAAAAAGAAGGAACAAACGTCAAGACTGTAAATGCTGCTCTTGATGAATTGAACCATTACGCAGATAAAACTATCTATAACTTTACAGAGATGACTCGTAATATTGGTACATTTACAGCAGCCGGAGTAAAACTTGACACCTCAGTTTCTGCTATTAAAGGTATCGCTAACCTGGCAGCTGTTTCCGGTTCTAGTTCTCAACAGGCATCTACAGCGATGTATCAGCTTTCACAGGCATTGGCTTCCGGTACCGTTAAGCTTCAGGACTGGAACTCTGTCGTAAATGCCGGTATGGGCGGACAGGTATTCCAAGATGCACTCATTCGAACATCTGAACATTTACAAACCGGAGCGAAAGCAGCTATTGACGCTAAAGGATCGTTCAGAGAATCACTTCAAACTGGGTGGCTTACAACTGAAGTTCTTACTCAGACCTTAGACATGTTTGCCACAGCGGCCGATACACAGGAAGAGTATGAAGCTGCTGTACAGAAATTTGTGAGTCAGGGATATACACAAGAAGAAGCAAAACAGATGGCTGATATGGCTAAAACTGCTGGGGAAGCTGCCACAAAAGTTAAAACATTCAGTCAGCTTATCGATACGCTTAAGGAAGCTCTTGGATCAGGATGGACCGAAACTTGGCGTACAGTTATTGGTGATTTCGAAGAAGCCAGGGAATTATGGACTAATGTAAGTGATGTACTCAGTGATTATATTAACAAAACTTCGGATGCAAGAAATGCTATGGTTAAACAATGGGCTGATCTTGGCGGAAGAACTGCTATGATAGATAGTTTTAAAAATGCTTTCAAGGGTCTTGTAAGTATTATTACACCTATCAAAGAAGCATTTCGCGAGATATTCCCTCCAATGACCGCACAGCAATTATTCAAAATAACAGAAGGTGTACGTGACCTAACAGCTAAGTTTATATTATCCGATTCGGCTGCCGCTAAGGTTAAGAATACATTCAAGGGTGTATTTTCAGTCATTGATATAGGCGTAACATTTATAAAAGATCTTGCCGGTGGAATCATAAAAGTTGTTGGTAGTTTATTAGGGTTTAGTGGTGGTATTTTAGATATTACATCCGCTTTGGGCGATTGGGTTTCAAAACTACGAGATAGTATAAAAGAATCAGATACGTTTGGAAAAGCCATCGATAAAATTTCAGGCTTTATTGTTAAATGCATTGATAAACTAAAAGATTTTGGAAGTGCTGTAAAGGAAGGTATTGGTAATTTAGTTGATGGATTTAAAGGTCCTAACATAAATGGATTTGTCGGATTCTTAAAAACTATTACCGGTCTTGCGTCCAAAATTGGATCTGGTCTGGTTGATGCACTAAAATCCATTATGTCCTCAATCACCGATGCACTTGGTGGAGGAAACTTTTTAGATACTTTAAATAATGGCATATTCACAGGAATTTTATTGTATATTGGAAAGTTCTTCAAGAATTTGTCAGGAGTTATCGGCGAAGCCCCTAGCTTCCTTGAAAACGTGAAAGGCGTATTGGACGACGTTCGGTCTAGTTTGGAAGCTTATCAGAATAATTTGAAAGCTGAAACTCTCAAAAAGATAGCTGTTGCAATTGGCATATTGGCGGCTGCTATTTTCGTATTATCTACAATTGATGCGGAAGACATGTCGAGATCGTTGACTGCTATAACAGTTCTTTTTGGTGAATTGCTGGGATCTTTGTTCATATTTAATAAGATGGATATTAAGTTGAAAGGTGTTACGAAGGCTATATCGGCTATGATAGGAATGTCTGTAGCTGTATTGATATTAGCCGGAGCTTTAAAAAAGTTATCATCTTTAAGTTGGAATGAATTAGCCAAAGGATTAGTTGGCGTAGCTGGGTTGGTTGGAATACTTATTGCTGCCGCTAAACTCATGGACGGAGAAAGTAAGACTATTACGAAATTTGCCGGACAGATGATTATTATGACGGTCGCAGTAGGCATTTTGTCGCGCGTTGCTAAGTCATTGTCGTCTATGAGTTGGGAAGAACTCGGTAAAGCTGGAGCTGGCGTATTAGGGTTGGTTGGAATACTCGTTGGCGCAGCAAAGATTATGGATAGTGAAAACGCCACTATTACAAAATTCGGTGGCCAAATGATAATGATATCTGTGGCTGTTGGAGTTTTAGGAATAGTTGCTAAGTCATTGTCGTCTATGAGTTGGGAAGAACTCAGTAAAGCCGGTGCTGGTATATTAGGGTTAGTAGCTATGCTTGTTACGTCTGCTAAAATTATGGACACTGAAGATAAAGCACTTACTAAATTTTCAGGTCAAATGTTAATCATGTCTGTATCTATAGGACTCTTAGCTTTAGTTGGAAAGAAAATATCTTCTATGAGTTGGGGAGAACTCGGAAAAGCTGGGACTGGATTATTGAGTCTGGTTGTTATGCTTGTCGCGGCGGCTAAAATTATGGATAGCGATAGTGCGTCCATCACGAAGTTTTCAGGTCAAATGTTATTGATGTCTGCCTCATTAGCTATATTAGCGCCGGTATTAAAATCACTCGGTTCTATGAGTTGGGAAGGAATTGCTAAAGGTTTAATAGCTATTGGTGTAGCCCTTGCTGAATTGGCAACTGGATTATATTTTATGACTGGCACTTTGGGAGGGTCTGCTGCTCTGATTGTGGCTTCGGTATCGTTGATGGTATTAGTGTCTGTATTAGCTAAGTTAGGCTCTATGAGTGTCGGATCAATTGTTAAAAGTCTTGTAACGTTGGGTGGGGCAATTGCAATTATCGGTGCTGGAGCAGCGTTATTAACACCCGTGATTCCAGCATTACTAGGTTTATCAGCAGCATTTGCGCTGCTTGGTTTAGCTATGGTTGGAATTGGGGCTGGCTTAACTCTTATAGGAATAGGCTTAACATCTATTGCGGCAGCTGGAACCGCAGCAGCGACATCTCTGATAGCGTCTCTTACCATTATTGTAAGCGGTATTTTAGAGCTTATCCCTACTATTATGGAAGGATTGGGAGAGGCTATTGTTTCGTTTTGCCAGTTAATTGGTGAAACCGCACCGCAGATTGCTGAGGCTATTCTTAAATTACTATCAAGTGTTTTAGAGTCGTTAACTCAGTATGCACCTCAGATAATCGATTCATTGGTTACATTAATCATAGAGTTGTTAGATGGTTTGGCTGCACGAGCACCTGAATTTTTAGACAGTCTGACCAATTTCTTAGTATCGCTTATTAACGGTTTGTCTTCTAACATAGGTTCATTAATTGAATCGGTTGTTGGATTAGTTAGCTCAATAATACAGGGCGTTGCCGATGCACTTAGTCCAATTGTAGAGTCCGTTTTAGCACCGATTTTAGAGGGGCTTAAAAATATTATTGTCGGAGTCTTCACAGCTATCGGACCGTATATTCCATCTATTTGTGATGCATTCACTCAGATGACTCAGATAATTTGTGATGCGATTGTTCAAATCACAGCAATACTCGCTCCATTTATTCCGAATATTCAGATGATTGCTCAGTATGTAATGATGTCTATTCAGGCTGTTTGTAATGCATTTGTTGCAGTCATTGGACAAATATCACCGATTATACAGTCAATTACAGGACTTGTACAGCAGCTTGGAAACAGTATTACTCAGATCCTGTACGGTATCCGAGACGTTATTACACAGGTTGGAGCTTCAATTTCTCAGATATTGATATCGCTCGGTATATCATTCCAGATGCTAGGTAGTGCTATAAGAACTGCATTGGATGGCGTAGCTGACGTTGTTGTTTCTGTTGGTGAAGCAATCAAAATGGCGTTAGACGGCGTGGCTAATATCATTTCATCCGTCGGTGACTCAATTAAATCCGTATTTGAAGGTATTGGCGATGTAATTACGTCGGTAGGAGAGTCTATTAAATCTGTATTAGACGGACTTGCAAACGTGTTCGAATCCATCGGACAGGCTGCACTTGATGCTGGTACTGGATTTGACAAACTGGCTAATGGTGTTGTAAAGATCACCAATACGAAACTCAGTGATATGGCAGCAAGTTTAACAGCTGTAGCAACTGGTCTTGGTGATATTGCAGCTAACTCCGACGGTCTCGCGGTGGCTGGTACTGGAATGCAACAGATCGCTAACGGAATAAACATGTCAAGTATTGCGTTCAGTGTTATGGCGATGGGTGTTCAGAGAGTAGTAATGGCGCTACAGTCTATCGGACCAGTAGCTTCTGCTTCAATGTCTACACTCGTAACATCGGTATCATCTTCAGCAAACTGCTTCACTATGCTTAGCACGACGGCAGTTACAGCTATGTCTATGATGATGTCCACGATGGCTTTGACAGTTACATCTGGAAGCTTCCTTATTATTACAGCTTTCAACACGATGATGAATTCAGTTGTTATGGCAATTAGCGGTAAAGCTGTTATATTTATGTCTGCTGGATTAGCTATGATGAGCGGCCTTAGCATGGGTATCATGATGGGATCTGCATCTGTAACTGTAGCTGTCATGACTGCATTATCGAATGTAGTTTCAATTGTAACAAGTAGACAGGGTATATTCATCTCAGCCGGTATTGCTTTAATGAGTGGACTTGGTTCTGGTATTATGGCTGGATCATCGGTTGTTGTATCAGCAGTAATGTCTGCATTATCCAGAGCGACTGCAATTATCATCAGTCAACGAGGATTATTCACGATTGCCGGTGTTGCTTTAATGAGTGGATTGTGTGCTGGTATGTTGTCTGCTTCGGGCACTGTCGCAGCTGCTGTAATGTCAACAATGTCAAGCACTGTCGCTATTGCCATGTCTCAGCGAGGTTTATTCATGGCTGTCGGTATGCAGTTAATGGTTGGACTTCGTTCTGGTGTAATGTCTGGAGCTGCTGGAATGATCTCAGCAGTTAACATGGTTATCATGAAAGCTTACACCATGATTATAGCGAGACGTGGACAGTTTATGCAGGCCGGTATGCAGTTGATGCAGGCTGTAGCGAATGGAATCAGATCAAGTGCTTCGTCAATCAACTCGGCTATTTCATCAGCAATGAGCAACTGTACTTCTGGAATTCGCTCACATTACGGTTCATTCCACTCTGCTGGAGGATATCTTGGTGATGGATTAATTGTTGGTATCAACGCAAAACAGAGTGCCGTATATCAAGCTGGCTATAATTTGGGTAAGAAAGCAGTAGAAGGTGAGAAGGCAGGTCAGCAATCTGCATCACCATCTAAGCTCACAATTAAAGCAGGTCACTGGTTAGGTGAAGGTCTTGTTATCGGTATGGAACAGATGGGCAAGGCTGTTTATCAGTCTGGTAAATCCATGGGAGCAAATGCCGTTGACAGTATCTCTACTGCTCTGAGCAGTATTGACGATATCTCAACTACAGATCTGAGCTTGACACCAACAATTCGACCGGTTATAGATATGGGAGAACTTCAAAATGGATCTCAGACATTGTCAATCGGAGCGGATTTGAGTGCGAGCTTATTGTCCAAACCAGTAGATTCTTTGCAGGAGATTGTATCAAATGCACAGGCAAACATTAATGCAAGTAATAATGAAGTAATTCGGGCGATTAACGATTTACGAGCAGACTTGAACGCGTTCTATGCAGGAGACGATACAGAACTCGCACTGTATATGGATACGAAGAAAGTTGCTTCTACGCTCGCAAAACCAATGAATCGTCAGTTACTTACTTTACAGAAAAGGGGGTCTCGCTAATGAGATATCCAGATTATCCTAAAAACCGTTTGATCGTGGACGGTACAGATCTGACTACGAAATACGGACTGATTCTGGCTGACGGCTATGCACTGGACCCTCCAGAACCAAAAACTTATACGGTAGATATTCCAGGCGGAGATGGGGTGATTGATCTTACCGATTCTCTGCTTGGTGATACTGCCTATAAGAATAGAAAAATGGAACTTGAGTTCTATATTATTGGGCTAACTGACGCTCAAGAATTCGAAGCAAAGATGACTGACGTTAAACGTTATCTCCATGGTAAATCATTTGATTTCAGAATTACTATGGATCCGGATTACACGTATCATGGTCGATTTACAATTTCAGATGTTAAACATTCCATGTACGTAAACGGTGTTACTGGGTATTTCAAAGTTACTGTGGATGCAGAACCGTTCAAATATTTGGACGATCCAGTTTACAGAGTTAACGCAGTCGGTGGTAAGATTGTATACTTCGAAAGTGGACGAAAACGAGTCAGACCTACTATCGAAACGGATGGATTCCTGAAAGTCATCTTTAACAACAAGCTCTACACCTTACAACAGGGAAGTTGGTCAATCAATGACATCTTGTTTAAAGAAGGACTGAATGAGGTTTACTTCAATTCTTATGACGTAAAGAATTTGACTTGGGGTGAACTGAAAACAATGAGTGTTACTTGGGCTGATTTCAAGAAGAAGAGACTGTTTGAGTGGTATAAGCTTAATGGTGATGGTACTCAGGTAATTAAGACTTGGGAACAAGTAAAAGATTTGACCTGGGAAGATCTAGCTGATAAAACATGGGCAGATCTTACCTATATGGCTGAAGTTACGGAAAAGATTGAAGATGTTTATGTGAAGTATAAGGTAGGTGATTTATAATGCCGAATCAGACGGCGAAAATGCAGTTCAATACGTTTTTGGAAAACGACGTGATAGATTGGGAGTTGATTAATCAGAACTTTGAAAAACTCGATAATGTGGTTCTATGTATCGAGAGCGGTGAAAAAACAGCAGCATATTCGGGAGGAACTTCTGGTAATGCTACCTGGCGCTATAAGAAATACTCAGACGGTTCTATTGAGTTATATGCGAAGATGGAATTCGATAACATCAAATGTAATGGTGGTTCGTCATCTCCTTATTATTCAGGAACATCGAAAGTCATGTTTCCGTTTCAGCTCACTGCTGTCTATGATGTGCAGATGCATATGGCGTCTAACACAATCGGATGGGTATCTGATATCACTGGTAAGAGTGTAATTGATCATGTCATGTTCAGAGTTATGAGTACGGCGTATGAGAGCACGAATATTTACAAACAGGTATTCATCAATGTGAAAGGTAGGTGGAAATAATGAGTACTACTACGACACATTTAGGATTAACAAAACCAGATGCCACTGATAATATAACGCCTCGTGGATTTAATGATAACTTCGATAAGATCGATGACGAAATATTCGGATTAAAAACCGATTATGTTGTCGCTCAGGGAATTCAGGGAGCTTGGACATATCGCAGATGGGCTAGCGGGATTGGCGAATGCTGGTGCAGATATGTACAAAAAACCGGAAATGTGTGGGGGTCTTATACCAGCTGTTCTGTTGGCGACTACCCATTCCAGTTTACAGAGATCCCGTCTGTTACAGCGACATTCGGTGTTGACAGTAGAGGTCAAGGACACGTATCACACTGTAGCTCAACTTTGTTAGCACCTAATATATATGCATCAAACGAAGGTGCTGAGGTTGGTCTTGAATGCTGGTTCAACATACATGCTTTCGGGCGTTGGAAGAAGGAGTAGATAACAAATGTATATCGTAAAATATGGAAAGGAATACCTACATGACCCAAATGTAGATGATTGTCTTTTGGTAGACTTGTCATTGGATGCTGAAGAAAATACCTGTGGGTATTGCGATTTTACGATCTATCCTTCGCATCCGATGTATGACAAGTTAAAAGAACGTGACGCAGACAATCCGATAACGGTTTATGACGGAGACGTTTTACTGTTTACTGGGTTTATTTATGAACTTGGTAAAGAGTTTTATTTAGACGGTAAAGTTAAATGTAAGGGTGAGCTAGACTATCTCAGTGAGTCTATTGTACGACCATACTCCACACTTCAAAATGGATATGGTAGTCAACCGCCGACGAGTGTAAATGGGTATTTCGAATGGCTGATCAGTCAGCATAACGAACAGGTCAAAGACAATAAACGTTTTACAGTCGGTATCAATCAAGGAGCTAGTCTGGATCCTAACAATTATATTTATCGAGAATCTACAAAGTATCCGACCACCTGGAAAGAAATTGGCGAGAAATTGCTTGATGATCTTGGAGGTTATCTCCGTATCAGACATGAAGGGGATACTCGCTACATTGACTATCTTTCTGAGTGGACTGATACAAACACGCAGATTCTCGATTTTGGTAAGAACTTGACCGATTATACCCAGACTGATGACTCGGAAAGCATCGCGACGTTTATTATTCCGTTGGGTTCTAGAATGAGCGATACAGAATATTCGTACAATGATGGTTATTATCAGACTACTGATAAGACTATGAGTTCTGAGAAAGAGTATTATACGAAATCAGATAACGGCTATACAAAAGTTAGCGATGATGTAAAAGCGTTTGAAGCCGGTATAACCTACTACGAATATTTCGAATTGTTTGATGAGTCCAGTCTTTCTTTGACAATCACTGGTCTGGACGATAAAGAGTACGATACGGAAGGTTATCGAAAATCTGGAGATATTATCTATTGTGAGTCAGCAGTTCAGAAGTACGGTTGGATTGGTGTTACGTATGAGAATACCGACATTATAACAAAAGAACAGCTCGTTTCGAAAAGTATTATCGCTTTGAAGGAACTGATTTCACCAAAGCGGACAATCGAGATCAAAGCGGTTGATATGCATTTGGTAAATCCAGATATTAACCCTATTCGAATCGGAGAGTATGTTCGAGTACGCTCAGAACCTCACAATCTGGACAGTTACTTCCTTTGTACAAGTATCGATTTGGATTTAAACAATCCAGAGAACAGTACTTATACGTTAGGAACAACATTTGACACTTTAACAGGTCAGCAGAATAAGAGAATCAAACTTCTCAACGCAACAATTAATCAGACTTATGAACAAGCTGAGAAATTGACTGAGAAAGAGAAACAGAACGCTCAATCTGCAAATGAGGCATTGAAGAAGTTGAACGCAGCTACTGAGACTGCAAATGATGCGAAAGATACTGCAACAGAAGCGAAAAACAACACTATTGTGAAAGTTATTGATGAGTATGCGGTATCCGACAGCACAACAGATCCACCGCAAACCGACGAGTGGAGTAGAGAAACTCCGGCTTGGGAAGAAGGTAAGTTCATTTGGCGTCGCTTTATTTATGTATACGGTGATGGTCATGAAGAAATAGGTAATCCCGCATTATCTACAGGAGGAAGCGGTAAAGACGGTGAGGATGCAGTTACTCTTCGTATTGAATCGTCCAGAGGAACTGTGTTTAAGAACGATCAAGTTTCTACAGTGTTGTCAGCAGTAATCTATCAAGGTTCGAAACGAATTACTGATAGTGCAACAATGAAGTCAACATTCGGTAATTCCGCTTATTTACAATGGAAATGGATGCGACTTGACGACGAGACTTTCGGTATTATCTCAGCAGGTGATTCAAGATTCAGTGACAACGGTTTCAGGTTTACTCTGTTACCAGATGATGTAGATACAAAAGTAACTTTTATGTGTGAATTAATAGTATAAAGGAGAAAATTCAAAATGGCAATTAAATCAGCGGATCAAATTACAATTGTTGACGTTACTGATGCCTACTCGGTCATGTTAACAAGTGAAGCATATACATTTGTAGGAGGAACTAGTGGCGTTGGCTCTGGACAGGCTTGTATGACCGAAGCGGTTGCGTTCTGTGGTTCAAATCAATGTACGGCTGTAAACGTAACGGTTGGGGATATTGTTTGTCCGACTGGAATCAGTGCAAAAGTTGAGAATAGTGGTACGTCTAAAGTTAAAATCACATTTACGACCACAGCTACTATTTCCACATCATGTGAGGCAACAATTCCGGTGGTAGTGGACGGAATCACAGTAAATAAGAAATTCTCATTCGCAGTGGCTAAGGCTGGACAGAATGGTACATCTGTAACTGTAAAATCTACCTCTGTAACTTATCAGGTAGGAGATAGTGGTACGACAAAACCGACTGGAACCTGGGGTACTGATATTCCGTCTGTAAGTAACGGGAAGTATCTGTGGACGAAGACAGTTGTGGTTTATTCAGACAACAAGTCAACTGAGGCTTACAGTGTTTCATATAAAGGAACTAATGGTACATCTGTCACAGTAAGTTCATCATCTGTAACATACCAGGTAAGTACATCTGGTACAACTACACCTACTGGATCTTGGGATCCTACTGTTCCTACCGTGCCAAATGGACAATTCTTATGGACAAAGACTGTTGTCACCTATTCAGACGGTAAATTTACAACTTCATACAGTGTTTCTTATAAAGGAACTAACGGTGTTGATGGAGCGGACGCGATCTCTATGACGATTACAAGCTCAAATGGAACAGTCTTTAAGAACAATTCAGGAAGAACTGTTTTGACAGCACATGTGTATAAAGGTGGAGTAGAGCAGACAGTTACAGAAGCAGGTGTATGCGGATCATTAGGTACTGTTAAATGGTACAAAGCTGGAAGCACCGCAGCAGTCGCTACAGCTAATACATATACAATTTCAGCAGAAGATGTAGAAAATTCAGTAGTTATCACAGCACAGTTAGAAAAGTAGGTGATTGTTTATGGCAGTAAAAGCTAGTATTCAGATTACTATTTCAAAAGTAATTGATATATATGCGTGCTACCGTTATTACAAACTTCAATCATCAACTTTAGCGAAACCAGATAAGCCGACTACAAATCCTCCGAGTGGTTGGAGTGACACGGAGCCGGCTTATGATTCTGGTTCGACCAACACACTGTATTTTGTGGATTGTAATGTATACAGTGACATGACGTTTAGCTTTTCAGAAGTATCAAAGAGTACAAGTTATGAAGCTGCTAAAGATGCTTGGAATAAAGCTAATAATGCTCAGAATACGGCTGATTCGAAACCAGATATGTCGGATGTCGGAGATTATGTAGCAAGTCGTGGTGAGAATTTAGTTACAAATGGAACATGTCTGCTTGGTGATAATACAAACTTTTCATCGTGTACTTATGATGGAAGTGATACGTATTATGCTGGTGGATCATTTAAAATTAGTTCAACTAGCACGTCAGGAAATATCGTAGTATGTGACGAATTTATTCCGGTAGATACAGCAAGCAAATATTTGTTTTCATACTGGATAAAAACTAGTAACACTTCAGCAATATACTATGATCTTATAGCATCTTACGATATTGACAAGAAAGAAATTATAGCAGCAAATGTCATGTGGGTAGCTGGTTCAACGACAACTTTAGCTAAAGAACTTAAGAACGGCGATACTGTTGTATATTTAACTAGTGCTGCTGGTTTTGATACAACCACGACAGAAGATTATCAAAAAGGACTTATATTCTGGAATTATAAGAGTTCAAAGGGATATACATATGGACCTGAAACATATTCTCAAAACTGCTGGGCATCGTTATGGAACGATGGTTCTGCAATTGATAAGAGTAATAATACTATAACTCTTAAAACAGCATGGACTCATGGCACATTTCCGGCAGGAACATCAGTATCACAATGCGACGATAGTGCATCATATATTTATTTAAACAGTTACTTCACATTGTCAGCTGCAAATACATGGATTCATAAAACTGGAACTGTGTGTGGTGTTAGTAAAAACAATGCATCTGGTAAATTTAGAGAAGGTACTGCTTTTATTAAAGTCGGTTGGTTAACAAATATAGATGTTAGCGGTGGAGCTACGTGTTGGCTATCGACAATTTCTCTTACACAAAATGTAGGTCTTGCCGATGTAATAAAATCAGTCGACGTAGAATACTACCTTTCTACCTCAGTAACTTCACTTTCAGGTGGTTCATGGTCAACAACAGCACCAACTTGGGTAGATGGAAAGTATATGTGGAGTCGTACTGTCATTGTTGATGGTACCGGCAGTAAAACCTATTCACCAAATCAAAATGGAGTTTGTATCGCAGGTGCTAAGGGTGATACGGGACAAACTGGTTCTGCTGGTAAAGGTGTAACGTCAATCGTTGAACAGTATTACAAATCAACCTCAGCTACTTCTTTAGTAGGTGGTAGTTGGAGTACAACTTATCCTGGTTGGGAGAATGGAAAGTATATATGGACAAGATCGGTTATCACATATACAGATAAAACAACAACTACAACCACTGCTGTTTGTGTTACAGGAACCAAAGGCGATACAGGAGCTAAGGGTGACAAAGGTGATACAGGTGCGACCGGTAATGGTATCAGTAAGATAGACGAGCATTATGCAGTATCATCATCGAATTCAACAGCTCCTACAACATGGAGTTCAACCGTTCCAACCATGACTACAACGAACAAATATTTGTGGAATTATGAGACGATCACTTACACAAATGGTTCAACTGCTGATACGACCAAGCGAGTAATTGGTGTTTATGGAAATACAGGTTCTAAAGGTGATACAGGAGCTACTGGTAAGGGAATCAGTAAAGTAACGGAGCACTATGCTGTATCAACTTCCAACTCAACGGCTCCGACTTCTTGGAGCGAAACGGTTCCGACACTTACTGCTACTAATAAGTATCTTTGGAATTATGAAACCATCACTTACACTGATAATACGACATCAGATACTGCAAAACGAGTTATCGGTGTTTATGGCGATAAGGGACTAACAGGGGCAACTGGTGCTACCGGAGCGATGGGTGAAACCTTATCTAACGGAAAACTTCTTTATAAAGATGTTATGTTTGCTGAAGGGAATAATGGTATAAATGTTTATAATACTTCCAGTGGCGGTGTTGTTACGGTCGCACGACAGGCTAAAACGTCAGACAACCCCTGTGGTGACTATGAATTAGTCATTACGAATACTGGTGCTGCTTCACCTGGTATTGGTGGTTTTTGTTGGGGAAACCCGGCACGAGCAAACGCTGTATTTATTTATAGGATTATTGCGAAGATACCGACAGGAAGAAGCATTTTTTGGAAAGCAAATTCTTTCGGAAGAGGTTCGTCGACTAATTGGCTAACATCTCAAGCTGGAACTGGTAAATTCACAGAGTATATTTTAAAAGCTACTTGTGGTCCAACAGGATCGTTTTCAACAATCGGTTTCTTCTATATTGATGGTTCACCAGGTAGTTCATCGTCACCTGTGAAATGGTATGTGGCTTATGCTGGTGTTTGGGATATGACTGACTATGAGGATATGCTTCCTAAAGACGAAGCGAAAGACATTTATACGACTCAGCTTGAAATGTCAAAGACGAACAGCGAGCTTCGTTTGGATTTCACTAAATCAATATCTTCAGCATCTGACGATATGCAATCAAAATTAGATGCTGCTAACGATGCAACAGATCAAAAGTTCGGAGAAATCAGCAAATATATTCGATTCGTAGACGGTAAGATCGTTCTTGGGGAAACTGGTAGTGAACTAACTCTTACTGTACAAAACGACCGAGTCTCATTTCAGCAAGATGGAAACGAGGTTGCATATTTCTCGAACAATAACCTTTATATCAGGAGAGCGGAAGTTCTAACGACGTTAAAGGTTGGTAACTATGAGTTCGCACCTCATAATGATGGTGGTCTGGCTCTAAGAAAGAGAGGTAATTAATGGGAGTGGGAAAAAGCACTTTTGCTTTCAAAAACACAGCTATCACGCTGGATGGTGGATCAACCACTATTAACATTACACGAGATAATCAGTCATATAGTCACAAATTATCTCACGGTTATGGAGACATTGCTACATTAGCGGTAGGAACAACTTCATATACATGGAAACCTACTGCTTCTCAGTTGACGAAGTTTTTTGAAGAGATTCCGAATCAGAAAACAAGACAGATTGATATTTATCTGGATACTTATAATGGTTCGACATTGGTCGGTAGAGATGTTCATGCATTAACCGTTACTTTATCAGAAGCTACAGGTAAACCGACAATACTTACCAGTAATATTACGGATAATAACGCAACAACGAAATCATGGGGAGTGATTGTTAACGGTAAATCATCGTGTGAGTATGCGGTACTTGCTAGTAGTAAGTATGGCGCTAGTGTTCCGGTAAACGGTGTATGTATATATGGCGGTAATAAATACACAAGTATTGGTGATTTAATAGGATCATTACCGTTAACAACTACTCCGACTAATTATGTGATTGGACTTGAAGTGACTGACAGTAGAGGAATTACCACTTCTGCAAATATCACGAAATCAATCGCACAATATGAGGCGCCGACGATAAATAGGTTCGAGGTTTTTCGATGTGATGCTTCTGGAAACGAAGTCGAAGATGGCACTAAAGCGAAAGCACTTGTAAAAGGGTCCTGGGCATTTATTGGCGGAAAGAATCCAGCTACCTTTAAGATTGGATATAGACTTAATGGTACGGAACAATATACATATCAATCAATTTCAGTTACTGACGGAATAGTTGATTATGAACAGATATTGAATATAACTCTCGATCAAGATAGCGATTATGATTTTGCTATTGAACTTGCTGACACATTTGCAAAGCATACTGAAGAAGATAAAGCTGATATGAATAATATCATTTATGTATCTCCGACAGGTGGCGTCACCATTAGAGCCGAAGAAGATCTGACAATGATCGCAATCGATGATATACGTCTAAACGGTAATGGAATACATTTAACAGCGGGACATTTCGGTGCGATATTTGAGGCCAAGTATGACCCCGAAACTGATACTGGGATAAGTATGTTATTCAAAGGTCCTGGTACAGATGACAGTAAAATTCATTTCACAGGTGCACAAGTTACGATGGATATTCCTGTTCTTAATTCTGGGAATTGTAATAACTTAACTGACACCGGAAAGTACTATCTCGGAAATAACAGCACGAATCGACCAGTAACTAAAAATGGTTGGTTAGAGTGTATGAAGTATTCTACCGATTATTGCCATCAGACTTACACGACTTATACAGGTGAGCGCTATACTCGTATGATGCAGGCTGGTACATGGGGTGCTTGGATTCAACTTGCAAACTATGTTGTTGCTGAAGGAACTAGCGGTGGTTGGAACTATAGAAAATGGAGTAATGGTATTGGCGAAGCGTGGGGAAGATTTACGAAGAAATCAACTGTTATGTGGGGATTATACATTACAGAATTCATTCAAACATTCCCATTCACATTCAAGGCGGTACCACACGTAGTCGCTTCTTATGGTTCGTCAGGTGATGCCCAATCATATGCAACCCTTGTTGACGCAAATACCACGAATGCTATTGTATACGGTCGCGCTCAAAGTAGCGGAAATGATTGTTGGTGCCATATTCACGCCATTGGACAATATCAGTAGGAGGTCATTATGGAAAAAGGATATCATAGAAAAACCACTCGTATCAAACAGGATGCTAAACCAATTGATAATAAGACGAAGTTTGCCTGGGATGACGACGATTACGAAGAAGTAGAAGAATTGGTTGAATACACTGAGGAAGAGCTTGACGAAATGGATAAAAGAGAAAAAGAAGCCGATTTCTTAGTTAACGGTCCAGATACTATTGCTGAACAGGATGACGCTATCTGCGCTTTGTATGAGGAAAACTTAGCGTTAAAAGCTACGACAGCAGATCAGGATGATGCAATTTGTTATTTATTTGAGCAGATGACGGAGGGTAAATAATATGGTAAATCAGGCGATTATTAATGCATATGCGAGAAGAATCAAACGAGGAGCTATCACAATCGATGATGTTCCAGAAGAGATTCGAGATGAAGTACGCGCAGCTTTATAAACCATTCATTTTTATAAAAAGGAGGTAGTATTATGGATTTTACAATTTTAACTGAACATTTTGTACTTGTAGTTATGGTTGCTTGTCTGGTAGTGGGATACATTATCAAACATGCAACCTTTTTATCTAAGATTCCAAACAACGACATTCCAGTAATTCTTGCAGTGCTTGGTGCTGTGCTGAATTTAGCAGTTAGTGGATTAACGATTGAGTCAGCAGTATACGGAGCCGTTATGGGATTAGCTTCTACTGGTTTACATCAGGGATTCAAAGCATTTGTTGAAGGAAAGAATTCTACGGAAGTCGAGGAGGATAAGTAATGAACTTCACGATCACGACTGATCAAATTATATGGTTCTGTACTTTCGTCGGTCTTCTTTGGGGATTGTGGAAAATCGTTAAGGAAGCCAAGAAACCTAATGATGAATTGAAAGCGAAGGTTGAAAAGCACGAGCGACACTTAGATAATGATAACAAACGACTACGAGAAATAGAGAATTCGAATCAGATGATTTTAAAGAGTCTACTAGTTATCATCAATCACGACATAACCGGGAACGGAATAGAGAAGATGAAAACAGCCAGAACCGAATTAGAAGAGTACCTGATTAAACGGTAAAATTCAAAATGGAATTGAAAAGGGACCGAATCGTAATGATTACAGCCCCTTTTCTTTTTCTCCTAACCCTTGCTGCATAGGCATTGGGATGAAGTAACCCCGTATGAATGGGGACCAAATTGACCCCAATGCTATTCGCACTTAAGTTTCACTCGTATAGTATACGGAGCGACATGATACTGCAAGCCTTTTCTAACATCTGTCTCAAATATCTCGGCATTCTTTTTATTGATTCGCACGATCTGTGGACGGTCGTATTCGATGCGGTCTATAATACTTTTTAGATACTGGTTTGTGATTTTGGCATCTAGATCGGCATCTTCTAAGGCTTTCAAAGCTTCGGTCGTTTTGATCAGCTCGTCTTTGTAATCGATGTGTTTAGGAGCGGAACCTTTAGCTTTGTCAAGTGCTTTATTTATCTCTTCCTTCTCGGCTAATACTTTCTTATTCAACTTCTCGAAAATATGTTGAGGAAGGCGTTTATTTGGATCAGGGTCATATTGTGCTTCCCATTGGTCCTGTTCTTTTTGTTCAGCATCTTTAAGTTGTTTAGTGAGACGCTCTATTAGATCCTTATGCAATTTCAAAGAATCGTCTTGATCGTTCTCTATACGAACCTTAAAGTCTTCTATACAATCTCTTAAAACCTTACACATATAGTCTAGTACTTCGTTATAATCTACGGATCCTGTCTTACAATGGACCTGATTATTACATACGAGTTTTGGGGGAGCAAATTCAACTCCATTTCGATTGTATGTGTTATAGCCTATTTTTGATCCACATTTCGTACAAAACATAATTCCACTAAAAGGATTCTTTAGGCTTAAATTACGTTTTGTACGGTGTCTTGTACCTTTAATGATTCGAGCTTTGTTAAATACCTCTTCTGAGATAATACCATCATGCTTTCCTTCGAAGATCAGATACTCATCAACTTTTGCTTTTGGTCGGAGCTTCTTAATTTCTTGATTCTCAATAACTTTAATAGTCTTTCTCCAGTTCCAGCGAACACAACCGATATAATGGACATTTTCCAAGATTCCGAAAATGATACTCGGTTTCCAAGTAGAGCAGCCTGTTTTAGTTTTAACACCTAACTCTTCTAATCGTCTGCAAATAGTTGTAACACCGATATCGTCATTACAGTACCAGTTGAAGATCATACGGACCACGTCGGCTTGGTCTTTACGTTCGACTAGGGTAAAGTAGTTTTTCTTCAGCACTTCGTCATATCTCTCGACACGATCATAACCATAAGGAGCAACAGAACCCACATAGTTACCAGCTTTAACACTTGCTAATCGACCACGAGCTTGAATCTTTTTGAAATATTCGAGATATTCATTCCCGCGTTTTAGCTCTCGCTCGAAAGCATCACGGTCATATTCATCTCTTAAGTCGTATATTTTATGTGGTGTAATGACGCAAGTATTTGTATATCGAAGAAGACGAATTAGTTTCCCAGCGTCCTCTAAATCACCACGACTGAGACGCTGCACATCGACTACGACAATTGCCTTAATGGCTGGGTTCTCAATCGCTTTTAGCAATCGTGTGATTTCAGGTCTATCTTTAAGTGATTCACCAGACCCAACTTCCATGTATCTGTTTTCTTCTGGAATGGAACCCCCAAGATATTTCCGTGCATATTCATCGATGATTTCGCTGTGTCTTTGAAGTGTCTCCTCGACCGATAATAACGGGTCGTCCATTCTTGACTTTCTTCCATATTCTAACGATTCGTAATAATAAAACTTCGGATATTCTTTGTACATTGGTGTTCTTCCTTTCTATGATGTGTGTTTTATAAAAGATGTGTACTGCCCGAATAACTTTAGACATCACCTCCTTTACGCATAGAAATTAAGAACTTTCCATATTCGATCAGCTTCTCATGTTCTTCATCTGTGAACGGGTCCATACCGAATACTTTATGCCACATTTCCACATGCCTCACATATTCTTCATTCATTGATGAGTATATGGCTTCTTCTTCGCCATCTGATATTTTCGTCGATAACATTTCTTTCGTACCCCAACCCATTAGATGAGCAGGCGTTGTATCCAGAGCCTCAGCTAACGGATTCAGTATATCTAACGGTAAGTTCTCAATGCCGCCGTTTTCGTAACGGTAAATAGTTGTTCGATTCTTTCCCAATTTTGAGGCTAATTCCTCAATTGTTATCCCTCTTTTCATTCTTAAAAGTTTTATTCGTTTTCCTATTGTCATTAACTTTTTCTCCTTTCCGCTTAATCAATCATATATTAATAATTGCATATGTGCAAACAAAAAGTAAACATAGATTAAAAATGTTGCATGGCATGCGAAAAATCTATTGACAGAAAAATCCCAATGATGCTATCTTTTTAATTGTTGCATGATACGCAACTAGAAAGAGGTGTGTGCATTGAATGCGAATAAATTATGGATCAAGATCATTGAAGCAGGACTTACTATCGGGGTCGCATCAGAAATATACGAGCTATTATGCAACCCAGATAAACTAACTATCGGCGATGCAATGCTGCTAAAAGAATTACTGAATTTAACGAACCTTGAAGCAATTGACATATTTCTATCATAGAGGTGTTATACATATGAAAACTTATAAATTTGAAAACGCTACGATTTATGTGCATGGCAGCGTGGATAAAGAGCTACTACGTAAAGCAACGATTAAACTGGTAAAGGATTCTCGTAAGTATAAGGCAGAACGGAGGGCGGTTAAGTGATGTCTACCGTGATACGTCCTGAAGTATCGAAGAAGAATCGTTATTGGATTAGTAAACATCGGCACTACGAGTTGAAACATTTCTGTTTACAGTATGCCGATTGGAAGAAAACCTATTCGTATTTGGACGGGAATACTGTTGCTGCTACGAACTTAGAGCGCTTACCGTCTGGAAATGAAGTAGGAGACCCAACAGCAGACATTGCGTTACAGAAAGCCTATTACTTAGAACGGATCGAGTTGATAGAGAAGACTGCTGAAGAAGCTGATAAATATCTTAGTGATTATATACTGAAAGCTGTGACAGAGGGTGTTTCGTATACTTGTTTAAAATTCAAAATGGAGATTCCATGTGGACGAGATATGTTCTATGACCGGTATAGACGATTCTTTTGGCTATTAAGTAAGACGCGAGATTGAAGGTTATTAAGTAAGACGTGGAATTAACATATCCTCTTATGAAGAAATATTTAATTATAGGAGGTATTTATTATGCGTAACGATAAACATATTATCCAATCATCGATAATAAAACCGGTAAGGAAGTTGGATACTTTATGTGTGCGAACAGTAATAAATTAGCAGTACGATTCTTATCGTGGATGACAGATTATCGAGGAAAAGACGCAATAAAGCATACAATTAAATATTAAGTTTTAAGAGGGCTTGGGTTAATTGAACTCGGGCTCTTTTCTATTTGAAGACGCTGAGAATAGGTTTGAGCACGCCGAAAACAGACGCGAAATAAACAATTCCTCTTATGAAAAGGAGAGAAAACCGCTGAGGAAGAAGCCTCATTGGACCCGAAAAATTACGAGGGATATAAAAAGCTAAGAAGTCGAAAGACCTGAGATTAGCCAATGAGATGTGGTTCGAGTCCACACGGCTCGTCCTTTTGTTTTCTCCCATACGCGAAATTTACACGTACTTTTATGAGAAAGAGAAAATTACCTCGATTGGAAGAGGCCAAGCCGTAACAAGTATCAAATGCGGAGCAGGTTTAAGCCCTGTGATTCTCTTTCTTTTCTTTTCGCGCTACAAACACATGCTGTTATGGAAACTATGAAACACAATTAGAAAGGAGAAATAAATTATGGAAGTAGTACAAATGGAAGAATTCAAACGCGAATCTAAACGGAGAGCATTCAAAGAGAAGATCAACGCGAAAATTCAAAATGGAAAAGAGTGGATTGTGAAAAATAAGGAAGCAGTGATTACTCTTACGCCAGTTATTATCGGAAGCGTTACGACTGTATCAAAAGTTGTAGGCAAACGAATTAACTTACGTAAGCAGGAGAACTTGAAAGACTTGTATTGTTATGATCGATCTCTTGGACATTATTGGAGATTACGTAGAGAACTTACAAATAGAGAATGGCTTGAGATTGATCAGCGTAAGAAAAATGGGGAACGACTTTCAGATATTTTAGCAGAAATGAAAGTGTTAAAGTAGGTAACTACAGGAGGGTCTGAGTTGAATTAACTTAGGCTCTTTTGTTTTTAATAATTATCCATATTTAAGGAGGTAACTAAAATGAGAAAGAAAGTAGTAGTGTGCTTATTGGCAGCGACAATGGTGACTGGTGTGATCACAGGTTGTGGTGATTCTAAAACAGATAGTAAACCAGCCACAGAAGTAACTACCGAAACAAAACAAGAGGCGTTAACCGAAGATTTGTCTGAGTATTCTGAATTAGAATGGCCAGATACAGCTGTAACTAAATTAATTCCAAAACCAAAATCAACGGTCGGTAAGATAACATTAGACACTGACGATATTATTATGGTAGACATAGCGAATATATCTGATGAAGATTACGATGATTATGTAGAGAAATGCAAAGAGATGGGATATACCGAGGATTATGTAACAATGGACGGTATGTATACAGCATCAAACAATAACGGATATGAGATTGTTCTTACACTAAAAGATGATCATATAATGAGTATAACTGCATGCGAATCAGATACTACGGTTGGGGATGCAATCGAATAAATTATAATATATTCCTCCTAAATCATACGCGAAAATTACATGTAATGTTATGAAAAGAATAACTAACTTTTATATATAAGGAGGAAATAACTATGATGAGAGTATATTTTGAGAAAGCTGGTTTTAAGAATTTTCATAGAGCATATGTAGAAAAGAAAGAACTTAGACAAAAGTTCAACATTTACTGCAAGATCAATGAGAATGAAGATGGAACAGCAACATTAAATGTAACTTCAATCAAAGAAGATTCACAGAATGTATTAAGAAGTTATGGATTTAAGGAGGTTAAGGTTGAGACTTTATAGTCTTGGCCTTTTCTTCTTTTTCTAATCTAGCTTAGCCACATTTAACCTAGATTAAAACCATCAGACATATTCCGTACTCGGGTGACTAGAAACGATGTTACAGTTTCAATGTGAAAATTTCACCCGGGGAATTTTCGATAAAACAAAATGGAGAGGAGGTTATACATATGTACGAAGCAGTATTCTTATTGCTAGGTGTTATCGTAGGGACTATTATCACGACAGTCTTAAACCGTACCAAAACAGGTTATGGTTTCTTTAAGCTTGAGAAGATTCCAGATGAAGAAGATCTCTATACGATTAACATGAGACTAGTCCCGGATCAGAAGTTGAATGAGAAGAAGCGTATTATATTAACGCGAGAATAACACATTCTTTTATGGAACACATTAACTGAATTCAAAAGGAGGATTTAAAAATGAGTACTAAAACATTATTAGAGGAAGAAATTCAGTCAGAGATCGAGGAGATTGGTAAATTAGAAGTTGGTTCAAATCAACACAAAGCAGCATCTGAAGCACTGGCAAAACTTCTTGATAAGTACAACGAACTTGAAAAAGTGGAGATTGAGTCTCAAGATAAGTATGACGATCGTGAAGCAGAACGAGAGCATCGTGAAGCAGAACTCGCACTTAAAGAGAAACAATTGAATCATGAGAAGAGAGATGCACTTATCAAGAACATATTGACTGGTGTGACATTTGTTGGCGGATGTGCGTTAACAATCTGGGGAACAAAAACGTCAATCAAATTCGAGGAGACTGGTAGCTTCACAACAATAATGGGTAGAGGATTCGTTCAGAAATTGCTTCCGAAGAAGTAAAGTCTGATGTGATTCAAAATGGAGGGTCTAAGTTAAAATAACTTGGGCTCTTCTTTTTATCCTGTACGCATCATTTTCATCTTCTATTATAGAAAGGAGGTATTAATTATGAAACGACGTGTAGTAAATAGAAAGATTCGTGAATTACTTGGAATTAGTGGAACAGAATTGGGTAAGCGAGTTGAAGTAACAAGACAAACTATAAGTGTATATGAAACTGGTAAAACAAAGACATATAGACCTTTAGAACGAGTTATCGAATGGGAGCTTGATTCTGCCATAGATGAGTGTACGGATTCGACTATTAAAGAACTTTGTGAACAATTAAAACTCAAACGAAATGAGCCCGAATAAGGGCTCTTTTCTTTTACTTTTTTCGCGAAAATTGCTAAACCTATTATGAGAGAAAGACTAGGGCGATCCGGTGACGGACAGCGTAAAACCTAGTGGGTTAGACTGTAAGTAGGACCTTACACTTTCTCTTTTCTTTTCGCGATTAAAACACGTTCTTTAATGAAAGGAAGAAGTAGCAGTAATGTGGTCTGGGAGAATGTCCCAGCAGCTGAGATGCTGACATATAGGAACTAAGACCGAGCGACTCTCGGGCAGGAAATGAACTGTATAAGACTACACTTTCTTTTTTTTCTCTCGCGTCAAAAACTTACCATCTTATAGAAAAATATTAAGGAGGTAACGAGAAATGATGAACAAAATTTATAACACATTTATAGTTTACAGCGAGGTATTATTGATTAAATGTATGATACGCGTTACAGAAAAGCACCGTAAAAAATTATGTGAATTCATATGCGTGCGACTTTATTTAATCGAATCGGAGGGGTTATTTAAGCCTCTCCTTTTCTTTTTCTAAAAATACCCCTATTTATTAATATGTGAGCTAAATTAAAGAATAGTTAAAGAAATTAAACAATAGTTAAAGTTATAAAATAATAGGAGGATAGAAGTGCGATATTTTTACGAGAAACCACAACACTATCGATCAATGTATGGCTCTATATACAAATGTGATCATCCTGTTTATAGCAAATGTACCTTATTTAAGATAGGAGATCGTGGGTTAGGTGTAATTCAACAACGATATGATTCAGCTACTAAACAAACCTGGTGGGGTGAAATTGATCCATGGCTTACCGACGAACTATATTTGCATACGAAATTTAAGCAGTTCTTTGACGAACGATCTGGTGCAAAAGAAAACAGCATCTACCCAACAGTCACAATTCGACAAATTATGTGGGCTTTAAAGATGAAACCAATACCGCGTGAACGATGGGAAACATGCTTTGATCGACGAGTCATCTGATTCGCTAAAATTACATGCTCTCTTATGAGAAGTGAAGGAGGTATAACTATGTTAACACCGAAAACAATAAGAATCGCAAAATTCGTTGTATCTGTTATCGGAGCGGGATTAACGCTCGTATCCAGAAGCAATACGGAGAAATTGTTAGATGAGAAAATTGCTAAGAAGGTGACAGAAGCGTTATCTAAGCACAATCAGTAAGAGGGTCCTTAGGGACTCTTTTATTTTTATAGAGAAATTAGGAATATCTGATTGTAAGAGAAGTATTTTCGCGATAAAAACACGCTCCTTTATGAGAAATCATAAGGAGGTAACTAAAATGTTAGACTTTTTAAAATTAAAATTATCTACAAAATTTATGAAAGGCATTGTAGCCAAAGTTATATCTAAGAAAATATACAAACAATTAGGATACAAAGTTGATATCCAATTGAACGATATTCAACTAGATATAGTCGATGGCGACGTGAAAATTCATATCGATGTAGACGGTAAAATGAATAAGACTGAGTTTAGTAGACTTATGGAGCAAATCGAGGAGGAGGCCTGATTAAGGGTCTCTTTCTTTTCTGTTTGTCAGCAATTCGCGAAATTTACAAAGGCTTTAATGAGAGAAAGAACGGCAGTGAAGTATGAAGGCCCTGAAGAGGGTACTATTCGGGAATGAGACAATTCAATGATATAGCGGAACTTAACGCTGATTATTGAATGCACGAGGCTAGAATCGAAAGATTGAGCTCGATAGGAAAGGCAGCCATTTAATAACGAATTGGGATGTAAATACTATCGACCATGAGCCTGAGTGAAATATCGGCGTCGTCTTTCTCATACTCTTATTTTTCTCCTCGCGAAAATTACATATTCTCTTATGCAAAGATTAATATGATTCGAAAGGAGTTAATTATGATGAAAGCATTTAAAACATTTTGGAAAGAGTATGCAGAAATATGCAAAATGAGTGGTAAATGGTGCAAGAAACATTGGAAGGGTTATATTGTACTAACGGCCGCAATAACTGGAGCAGAATTCGCATGGATTTTCAGAGAGGATATTAAAGACAAAATCAGTGACAAAATCGAAGAAAGAAAATCTAAGAAGGAGGAAGGAGTCCAGTAATTGGGCTCTTTTTCTTTTCTATTTTAACCATCGTAAGAATAGCTGCACATAGTAAATATTCGCGACCAAATCATATTCTCTTATGAAGAATCTTAAAAGGAGGAGATTTACGATGAAAGACAATAAACTTGTAGGGAAAGACACTATGAAGACTGTAGCAAATGTTGCGAAGAGTCTGAAAGGAGCTATCATTCCAGTACTAGGAGTAGTCTTGTCTAGTATCACAATTTCAGATTTACTGAACGCGGTTCGCTATAGCGGTAACGTCGGGTATGACGATGCTGTGAAAGTAATCATGAACAGTAATATGTTAGCGTCATACAAGACAGAAGCTATTACTGTACTGAAACATGACGGAACTCCAGACTATTACAGAGCAGTTATTAGCACAGTTAATAGTGATATGATGAGTAGCTATAAAGTAGATGCGATTCGTAATATGTCTAAAGAGCAATGAGATTCAAAATGGAGTCTGAGTTAATTTAACTTGGGCTCTTATTATTCGCGATAGAATCATGGTCTTTGATGAAAGGAGTGATTATATGTTCGAAAGTAAATGGCAAAAGAAGTATGAGAAAGTAATGGGGAACGTAAAATTGGCAGTGAACTATTATCAGAATCTAGCTGAAGGGCTTGATGCTAAAATTGCTGAGAATGGAGGCAATGCACACGAGAAGCGTTTTTCAGAAATTTATCATGCACAGGAATCTACTTTGAGAGACGTATTAGAACTTATGAAAGTAGTGAAGGAGGAGTCTTAACGGGCTCTTTCTTTTCTTATTCGCGAAATTTACATGTCCTGTTATGAGAAATAAATAGCTCAATTGGTTAGAGCACTCGACGGAAGCCGATGGTGTAATCGAGAGACACGGGTTCGAATCCCGCACTGTTTCTTTTGTTTTTTTCGAGCAATAGAGACGCGAAATTTACAAAGGCTTTAATGAGAGAATAATATAAGCGAGCTACGAAGCTTGGGTTGTAGTAGGCAACATGAAAATGGGAAACAACCTATTCTCTTTTTCTTTTTGTAACTAAATAACTAATAAGGATGTGTCCTAAAATGAATGCGCGGCTATTTGCCAAACGTAATGCATCGACAGTATTAACTTGCTTAGGAGGAATTGGAGTAGTAGCGACATCTATTATGGCAGCAAAAGCAACACCAAAAGCTTTGAAACTTATTGAAGACGTTGAGCGTGAGAAAGGAGAGGAGTTAACTAAATGGGAGAAAGTAAAAGTAGCATCTCCAAAATATATTCCAGCGGTATTAGTTGGCGCCACAACAATGGCTTGTATTTTCGGAGCGAATGTTTTAAACAAACGTCAACAAGCATCACTAGCCAGTGCTTATGCGTTCCTGGATCAATCATACAAGAAATATCGTCGAAAAGTAGTAGAACTGTATGGTGAGGAAACACATAACGAAATTGTGAAGTCTATTGCAATTGAGGAAGCAAATGAAGTGTATATGCACGCTAGTAACTTTTGTACGGATTGTACACAATTCTTAGAAGAAGATTACAGTGAGCCTGTTCTATTTTATGACGAATACGGACATCGATATTTTGAAGCACCAATCGAACAGGTAATTCTATGTGAGTACCATTTGAATAGGAACTATACAATGCGAGGTTTTGCTTTATTAAATGAATTTTATGAGTTTTTAGGACTAGAGCAAACTGATCTAGGAGCAGAAGTCGGTTGGGTTATTGAAGACGATGGCTCCTATTGGATCGATTTCAATCACAAAAAAGTTACATTAGAAGACGGATTAGAGTGTTATATTATCGAGATGTTTATGGAACCATCTGTCGATTGGAAAGAATATTATTGGTAAATGAAAGGAGATTATTTATGTGGGAAGAAACTAGTTTGAATGAAACACAGACAACATTTGAAACTTTGAAACAGTATTATTGGGATCGAGATATCTTTTGTGAAACCATACAAAATGTAATGAATTACAATACATTACTCGACGCCTTTTGCTATGGAGAATTCAATCAAGGGCAGTATTTCGCTTGGTTCAAAGATGAAGATGAGTTTTACATTATTCACAAAACCAGTGGCGTAATAATTAACTGGTATAAACATCTCGGACGAACTAACACGTGTAATCGAGAAGGCATAACACTTGATAATTTACGAGAGTTCTTCGAGTTGTTCAAAGAAGACCTTTTAGATTGGGCGGAAAGTCATAATTATAAGTTGGACGAGTAAAGGAGTAAAATATGTCAGCGGATGAGAAGTTAAAAGAATTGGGATTTGAGTTGAAAGAAGTAATAGAAAACGGAGGTTATGCCGTATACGTAAATGAAGAAGATGACCAACGTGTAGAAATAAGTTTTGACGGTAATCGATGGATTATATATTCCGAGACATTGTCAGAACAACTAGATTACTACGGACATACGTATCGATCTCCTATTGGTATGACTTATGAGGAGTGCGAGGCGTTCCTAAATAAAATTGATGAATTAAAAGATGTGTGTGTTGACTAATTCGCGAAATTTACAAAGCCTATTATGAGAGAATAAGATCGACAACTGGAAACAGAACGATCATGTATGCAGTGAAATTCTGAGTACGTTCTCTCTTTTTTTCTGTTTGGACTTAGTTCCGTACGCAGGTGACATAAACACATGTTAAATTTATATCGCGAATGAAACAACGGCTTTTATGAGAATTAAGAAAGGAGACTTAAAACATGAAGAAAATCAAAGTAGACAAAAGAGTGGTCTTGACGGCATTGTCAGCTATATTTGGAGCAGGAGGATTTATTATAGATATCCTGTCACATAAAGATGACACTGAAGAGATTGCGCAGAGAGCAGCAGAGATTTTAGAAGAGAAACAGTCTGCTGATGAATAATCGAGATAAGAGAGATCTGACAAAAATGTTGGGTCTCTTTTATTTGTATAAAAAGTAACACGTTCATAAGAAAGGAGAACAATCATGAACAAACCAAATGTAAACAAGTATTTCAAAATGGCTACACGAGTAATTAAAAAACGTAGCCCAGAGATTCTAACAGGTCTCGGTATTGCGGGTATGGTTACTACAACCGTATTAGCAGTAAAAGCAACACCGAAAGCACTCACGCTCATTCAAGATGCTGAAATTGAAAAAGTGGACGAGCAGGTTAAAGAAGGAAAAAATCCTGACGAATTGGATAAAAAGCTTACTCCAGTCGAAGTCGTAAAAGTAGCATGGAAACCATATATTCCAGCAGTACTTCTCGGAACAGCATCAGCAGCTTGTTTGATCGGAGCTAACTCAGTACATGCTCGTAGACATGCTGCGTTATATTCTGCGTATAAATTATCTGAAACAGCTCTTACTGAGTATAAGGATAAGGTTAAAGAAATCGTGCCTGAGAAGAAGGTAAAAGAGATCAAGCAGAAATTGGCTGAGGATAAGGTGGATAAAGTTGCTAAATCCGACGACGGTAAAGAGCAAAAAGCGAAAGTCATTGTGTCTAGTGATGGAGATACGTGGTTCGTTGACCCGTTTACCAATGGATCATTCTTGTGTACTGAAACCAAGATAAGAGAAGCTATTGTTGATTTGAATTATCGTCTAATGGATGAAATGTTCGTATCGTTAAGCGATTTATACGATGAACTCGGTCTTGACCATACACAAAATAGTGATGATATTGGCTGGTGTATCGACGACGGTAAAATTGTTCCAGACTTCAGTGATGCCATCGTTAAAAATGGTAAGGCATATGTCGTAATGGATTTCTTAAGACGTCCTGAATACGGATATGACAATAAATCAAAACTATACGGTTAAAACAAACGCGAAAAAAACACATGCTGTTATGACAAATACAACAAAATTTATTATTTCAAGGAGGAATTAAAAATGAGTGAAACAACAAATGAAGTAATGGAGAACGAAGTAATGACAACTGAGGAACCTATGGATACTGAGGTATTAGATTACACAGAAGAATCTGAAGGGGGATCTGGAAAGGCATTAGCAGCAGTTTTAGCTGTTGGAGCAGGAGTAACTGCATTAGGAGTTGCAGCTTACAAAAAGCTTAAAGCTAAAAAGGATGAGAAGCCTAAAAAGAAAACCAAAAAGAAACTTATGTGGGTTGAAGTACCTGTAGAGGAAGAGGAACCTGAAGAAGACATTGTAGCGGAATCCGAAGCAACAGAAGTTGAGGAACCAGAAAAAGAAACTGAAAAGAAGTAAGTTTGGTATTGTCCAAAGGGAGACCTGAGTGAAAAACTCGGGTTTCTCTTTTTTGTTTTGTGCTTGAGAATAAAATAAAGAAAGGATTGAATCTATGCAGGATTACAACGATTACGAACCTTATCACAGATACGTATACGATGGACCGGTATTGGAGTTCGATAGATTAGTAGCGGACCATTGGAAGGGAGAGACGATGGCTCCAACTGCTAGAAAAGCAAAGAGCAATCTCTCCTATCAATATAAGAAACAAAACAATCGTAATGCCAGAACGAAAGTAACCTTGCCTGGTGAAATCAAAATAGTGAATTAGAAGGAGGCACCTGATGGCGGAGTACAAGTCAAACTCTCATAAGAGTAAAGCAGAGGGAGCAGAAATCGCAACCACAGAAGAAAAGAGAGCTACCAAGGTGGTAAGCGGTAAAGTAAAAACAAAAGAAAACAACGGACGTAAATTCGCAGGTCTGTTTGTATCAGAAGATGCAGCGAATGTGAAATCTTATGTATTAATGGACGTGTTGGTTCCAGCGGTTAAGAAAGCAATTTCGGATATCGTGACGGACGGAATCGATATGATTTTATATGGAGAATCCAGAGGTAAGAAGTCAAGATCTGGCGGTGTATCTTATCGCAGTTATTACGACGATCGTGATCGTAGAGATCGAGACAGAGGCCGCGATAGAGGAAGCAGCCGCAGTACATCTGGACGATTTGATTATGACGATATTGTTTTCGATACACGAGGAGACGCTGAACTTGTTAAAGAACAGATGGGCGATATTGTAGATAAGTATGGAATGGTGACTGTTGCTGATATGTACGATTTAGCAGGTCTGACAGTTCCGTACACAGCAGCAAGATATGGTTGGTTCAATATTCGTACAGCGGAGGTAACTCGTGTTCGGGATGGTTATGTAATTAAGTTACCAAAAGCTATGCCAATCGACTAAATCAAAATAGAAAAGAGTTGTCGTTACGATGTTATTAATGACCAAAGAATTAGAGAAAGTATTCGAAAAGTATCCACTATATTCACAAGAAGAAAAAGGTTTTGAATCTGATGTAGTAGTTAAGTATTTCAATCCGTGTGGAGCGGGAACTTGGCTAATTACAGAGGGCGAAAAGCAAGAAGATGATGATTGGCTATTTTATGGTTACTGTCATTTATTCGAATGGGAATGGGGTTATGTGATGTTATCCGAATTAGAAGAAGTCACATTACCTTTTGGCTTAAAGATCGAACGAGAACAATATGTAACTGGTAAGAAAGTAAAAGATTATATTTGAATTAGTAAGAATATCTGGAAACAGAGAATGAAGGAGGAAAAATATGAAAGCAGATAGATTTAAAGATTTACTGGATGAGTTAGACGGAAACTCTAAACAGACGATGGTGGAAAAGAATGCTAGATATGCAAAAGACGGAGACCACCTGCATAATTTCAGATCCGGAGCTGCGATTATGGGCGGTACTTCTGCTCAGGCATGTTGGGGATATGCTACAAAGCATTTAGTAGCTTTACGAGATATGGTAGAGCAAAATGACTTCTCAAATCGTGAGGATTTCTTAGAGAAGTGTCAGGACACAATCAATTATATTCGTTTCTTATGGTGCATTGGAAACGAGGAGAACGAAAATAGAACAGAAGGAGTGAACTAAATCATGAAAAAATTTAAACTGCCAGCCGGTACAACAAGAGCATTAAATCGTATTGGCTTAAAAATGAAAAAACATAGTCCAGAAATCTTAGTAGCATCAGGTATCGTAGGTGTAGTTACAAGCACAGTTATGGCTTGTAAAGCTACTACAAAAATCGACGAGGTTATCACAGAATCAAAAGCACATGTTGATATGACTAAGAAATATGTAGAGGATAACGGATTCTCTGAAAAGTATACAGAAACCGATTATAAGAAAGACTTAACAATCATGTATACTCAGCGTGGATTACAGCTTGCTAAATTGTATGCACCTGCTGTCGTTTTAGGTACAGTATCCATCACAGCAATCTTAGCAGGTCACAACATTCTTCGTAAACGTAACGTAGCACTTGCAGCAGCTTATGCAACTGTAGATAAAGGTTTCAAAGAGTATCGTGGACGTGTTATTGAACGTTTCGGCGAAGAGCTTGATAAAGAGCTTAAATACAACATCAAAGCAAAAGAAGTCGATGAAATTAAAGTTGACGAGAAAACAGGTAAAGAAGAAGTTGTTAAGAAAACAGTTAACGTAGCAGATCCAAGTACTTACAGCGATTATGCTCGTTTCTTTGATGACGGCTGCACAGGTTGGACAAAAGATCCAGAGTATAACTTAATGTTCCTTAAAGACCAGCAGCGCTATGCAAATGATCGTCTGAAAACAAAAGGTTGCTTATTCTTAAATGAAGTTTATGATATGTTAGGTATTCCTCGTACAAAAGCAGGCGCTATCGTTGGATGGATCTTTGACGAGAAACATCCAAACGGTGATAACTTCGTAGACTTCGGTATTTATGATATTCACAATGATAAGAAACGTGATTTCGTAAACGGATATGAGCGTACAATCTTGCTTGACTTCAACGTCGATGGTGTTATTTACGATAAAATCTGAATGACAGGGTTGGGTAGTCCATATTCTGGTAATATGTATCGGGATATGTTCGACTATCCACTTTTATAGAAAGGAGACGTCATGACTGGTAAAGAGTTAATCCGCTATATCATCGACAACGATTTGGAACAAGAGCAGGTATTTCAAAATGGTAAATTCATAGGGTTTATCACAAGAGAAGAGGCAGCTCAGAAGTTTCATGTCGGAGTCGCTACTATAAGTGTGTGGTATCAATTCGGAGCTATCGACGGATTCGTGTTAGGTGATCAGTTATTTATTGCTGCTAACTCGGTTCCGAATATTGGTAAGCAAAGACAGATTGATATGCCTATAGAAATGCTGGACAAGTATATCGAGCATTATATCAAATAAAAGGAGTGAGTTATTATGAATAACAAACTGTCTGTAGTATTTGCAACTTTAGCGAGTATCTGTTTCGTTGGCGGACTTGTTGTTCTAAGAGTGTAACTGACTATCTATTTAAAGGGGAGATCATCATGGAGAGACTTGAACGAATCTTGTCAATGTTAGATCATGCATTAGGAAATCGTAAGAAGCGTCATATTGCAGGAGGGATTCTGTTGTCGGTGTCTATGCTGTTTGGGGGATTAGCTTTCACGGTCATGACATTAAAACACGACGGTGAAGAAGAAGAAAAGGAGAGTAAAGATGAAGAAAGATATTTTGAGTAAAGTTATGATGTTCGCTGCTGGAGCCGGTATTGGTTCCGCAGTGACTTATAAAGTATTAAAGACGAAGTATGACAAGCTGATTCAGGAGGAGATTGATTCTGTTAAAGAAGCTTTTGGAAGAGATATTTCCGGTGATTCTATAGAGAATGAAGAAGAGGAATCTGAGGAAGACAGTACTGATGATGATCTTGAAACAGCTCAGGACGTAATCAATCAAAATGAATATGTCACAGAGTCAACTGAAAAAGAAGAGAAGAGTGAGGAGGGAGAAGAAGTGGAAGATAGTAAACCTTATGTGATTAGCCCAGCCGAGTTTGGGGAATGTGATTATGGAGTTATTTCGTTAGAGTACTACACAGACGGTGTGGTAGTAGATAGCTACGGAGATATTATCGAGAATACAGATGAATTACTCGGTGATGACTTCGCTGCTCATTTCGGAGATTATGAGGAGGATCCGGATACCGTATATGTGAGAAATGATGGTCTTGAAGTAGACTATGAGATTCTCAAAAATTACGGACCATATTCGGAGAGTTAATGAATGAATGACTTAAGAGACGAATATTTCGAGTGGATGTACCACACTGTTTGTCATGGTCGTTTTGCAAAAGAGAATAGCTATCGTAAGCTTCTAACCTATCTTCATAGTGTGGAATACACATGGATATTATCAGATGATGTGAATCGTGCTGAAGATGGGGAGGAAGGTTTACGTTGGCGATTTGCTTATGAGAATCATATTAATGTTCGTCATGAGTTGGATGGCTCTTGCAGCGTATTGGAAATGATACTTGCATTAGCTTATAAGTGTGAGGAGATTATGGATGACGCTGCTATTGGGGATCGTACAGTCCAATGGTTTTGGCGAATGATAGCTAATCTTGGACTGAATGGTATGACTGATCGTAGATTCGATTTAGGAGCTGCTGAGAGTATAATCGATCGCTTTCTTAATCGAGATTTTGAGCCAGACGGACATGGTAGTTTATTTGTGATTCGAAATTGCAGATACGACTTGAGAGACGTGGAGACATGGACGTCTATGTTATGGTACTTGGATAGTATCACATAATCACAGGAGTTAAAAATGTTACAAGAAGATGTATTCAAACAATTTAAAAAACAATTTCCGCAGTATTCAAAATGGGTTACTGATTGGTTTCCAAATGGTAGAGATAGCGTAAGAATTCGTGTCATTGATGGCAGTGACTACGTATTCATTTACCATAACGAATTCGATTGGCGTTTTGAGACTGCGGTTTCTTTTATTAATGGAATGAAAGGAGGTCGTACAATGAATGTTGGACTTCATGACAATCTCCACGAAACCAAATAAAAAATCAAACACAACAGAAGTTAGTCCTAAATGGATTATGAAAAAGTCAAAAGATCTCATGATTCGAGGCCGAGACTTCTATGCTATTTGGGACGAAGAACGAAAGCTGTGGAGCACTGATGAAGATGACGTGACTCGATTGGTAGATAATGAGTTACAGAAATTCGTAGATGAAAACGCAGATCGGATTGAAGGAACGCCTATCGTTAAATATATGTGGGATTCGGAGAGCGGTTCTATCGATAGATTCCATAAGTATTGTCAGAAGCAAATGAGAGATAACTATCACGAGTTAGACGAGGAACTTATATTTGCTAATACTGAATTAACACGAGAGAGTTATGCAAGTAAGAGACTGCCATATCCGTTGGAAAAAGGCAGTATCGAAGCATGGGATAAGATCATCGGAACATTGTATTCGGAAGAAGAGCGGCATAAGATCGAATGGGCTATCGGTGCTATCGTATCAGGCGATTCAAAATGGATACAGAAATTCATGGTTTTCTATGGTGCTGCTGGAACTGGTAAATCTACAATTCTTAACATTATACAGGATTTATTTAACGGATATTCGTGTACATTTGATGCTAAGTCACTTGGTCAGTCGAATAACGTATTTGCTCTGGAACAATTTAAGAGTAATCCTTTGGTAGCAATTCAGCATGATGGTGATTTATCTCGAATTGAGGATAACACACGTCTTAATTCATTAGTTTCTCACGAGACAATGAGTATCAATGAGAAGTTTAAAGGATTATATGAAACACGATTCAAATGCTTCTTATTTATGGGTACGAATAGACCTGTTAAGATTACTGACGGTAAATCAGGTTTGTTAAGACGATTAATTGACGTAACTCCGTCTGGTAAAAAGCTGGGTACTAAAGAATACCACCGTCTGACGAAACAAGTGAAGTTTGAACTTGGGGCGATTGCACAGTATTGTTTGGAAGTATATAAGGAAGATCCAGAGTATTACGATGATTATATTCCGAAGAACATGATGAGTGCTTCAAACGATTTCTATAACTTCGTATGCGATTCATATTCTGTATTTCGTAAACAAGACGGTACAACTCTTAAAGCAGCTTGGGAAATGTATAAGCAGTATGTTGAAGAAGCAAAAGTAAATTACCCAGCTTCGAAAATGAACTTCAAAGAGGAATTGAAAAATTACTTTTGGAATTTTGAAAGTAGGATAGATCAGGAAGACGGAACGAAACTGTTGAATTATTATAGTGGATTCCGTACTGATATTTTCGAAGAAGAGCTTGGATCTCGTACTGCGAAAAAAACAGAAGAACCTGACGTGCAGCTTATTGAGTTTGCTGAGCAGGAATCTATATTTGACAAGGAATGCTCTGATTGTCCGGCACAATATGCAACGACAGAAGAATCTGAGAAACCTCTTAGTAAGTGGGAGAACGTTAGGACGAAACTGTCGGATATTGATACGTCAAAAGTACACTATGTACGAGTTCCGGAGAATCATATTGTAATTGACTTCGATATTAAAGATAAAGACGGTAATAAGTGCTTTGAGAAGAATCTCTTAGAAGCAAGTAAATGGCCGGCGACTTATGCTGAGGTGAGTAAAGGTGGAAACGGTATTCATCTTCATTATATTTATACTGGAGAAGATGCTTCGCAGCTTAGTCGTATTTATGATGAGGATATCGAGGTTAAGGTATTTACGGGAAATAGTTCGTTGAGGAGGCGGTTATCGAAATGTAATAACTTGCCGATAGCGACGATTAGTTCCGGGCTACCAATGAAAGGGGGTAAACCTACAGTGTTGAATTTTGATGGTATTAAGAATGAGAAGATGTTACGTTCTATTCTTAAACGCCATATTAATAAAGAGATCATGGGTAATACGAAACCGAGTATTGACATGATTTATAAAACCTTAGAGGAAGCTTATGAAAGTGGAATCGGGTATGATGTCAGCGATATGAGGAATGCGATTTATATGCTGGCAGCTAGTAGTAGTAATCAGGCAGACACTTGCTTGAAGCTTGTTGGTCAAATGCATTTTAAGAGTGAGGAAGCTAATAATGTAGTAGCCGATCAGGAATACGAAGAAATGGTGTTCTATGATGTGGAGGTCTTTCCAAATCTATTCTTAGTTTGTTATAAGATGGCTGGTTTAGGAAAGCCGGTAGTACGTCTGATAAATCCAGGGCCGACTGAGATTGAAAGTTTAATTCGTCATCGCTTAGTAGGATTTAATAATAGATCCTATGATAATCATATGATTTATGCTTGCATGATGGGTTATGACAATCAAGCTCTTTATAATCTGTCAAAACGATTAATCAACAAAGACAAGAGTATCAGCAGAAGAGCTAAATTTAGTGAAGCGTTTAATCTGTCATATACTGATGTTTATGATTTCGCGTCAGCTGGTAATAAAAAGAGCTTAAAGAAACTTGAAATTGAGATGGGTAAACAGACTGAATCGTCTCTAAAGAAAAAGGGATATTCTGATGAAGCAATTAAGTTAATTAAAGCAGGAGATCACCATCAGGAATTAGGCTTACCATGGGACGAACCAGTTGATCCTAGTCTTTGGGAAAAAGTAGCTGATTACTGTATTAATGATGTTGTGGCACTAGAAGCGGCATTTCATTATTTAAAAGGTGATTGGATTGCTCGCGAAATTCTCGCAGATATTACCGGTATGTCTGTTAATGACTCTACAAATAGTCTTTCACAGAGAATTATATTTGGTAATAATCGTAATCCACAGTCTCAGTTCAATTATCGTTTCTTAGGCGATCCGGTTGGAAGTGACCAGTACGAAGAATATCGTGAGAAATTCGGACATGACTATAATTTCCGAGTATTCAACGATAAAGGACTTCCTGAATATCGTGATTATATTCCTGGTGAAGTATTACCAGATGGTTGGAGTATTCTTCCGTTCTTCCCTGGATACGACTTCGATCCTTATAGAAGTGTTAAATCTATGTATATGGGCGAAGAAATCGGTGAAGGTGGTAGAGTGTATGCTGAGCCTGGAATTTACGGTAATGTTTGGGATGGTGACGTAACCGGACAACATCCATCGAGTATTCTTGCTGAGGTGCTATTTGGCCCAGAATATACAAAAGCATTCGCTAACATTGTATTTGGACGAGTTAGTATTAAACATCAGGCATGGGACGATATTGACGGACTGTTTGATAATAAGTTGAAACCGTATATTCAGAAAGTTATTGACGGTGAGTTGACATCTAAGGAATTAGCGAATGCACTGAAAACAGTGGTGAATGCTGTATACGGTCAAACAAAAGCAACCTATCCATGTGCATTCCGAGACGATCGTAACGTAGATAATATTGTTGCAAAAAGAGGCGCCCTCTTCATGACTTTATTAAAGAGTGAAGTTCAGAAGAGAGGATTTACGGTTTGCCATATCAAAACTGATAGTATAAAGATACCTGATGCTACTCCAGAAATTCAGCAGTTCGTTCTTGACTTCGGAAAAGAGTACGGATATTCATTCGAAACAGAAGCTGAGTTCGAGAGATATTGTCTTGTTAACAAAGCAGTTTATATTGCTAAAACAAAAGACGGTGAATGGACTGCGACAGGAGATCAATTTGCAGTACCTTATGTATTTAAGAAACTGTTTAGCAAAGAATATGTAGTATTCGATGATCTGTGTGAAACATTCGAAGTTAAGAATGGTGCTTTATACATGGATATGAACGAAAAGCTTCCTGATGTGTCTTCATACGAGAAGGAATTGGATCGAACTGAAGACAAATACAAGAAAGGTAAGATTTCCGACACTATATTCGAATCTACTTGTGAAGAGCTGAACAGTAAAATTGCAGAGGGTCACGACTACAAATTTGTAGGAAGAGTTGGTCATTTCTGTCCGATTAAACCTGGTCGTGGTGGTGGAATATTGTATCGAATTGACGGAGATAAACGAGCTGCCGCAGCTGGTACAACTGGTTATCGCTGGTTAGAGTCTGAGATGATACGAGGTATTAACGAAGATGCAATCGATTTGTCATATTTTACGAAATTAGTTGACGATGCCGTAGACACGATAAGTGAATATGGTGATGCAGAGTGGTTTATGTCTGACGATCCTTACGTTCCAGCTGAGAAACCAAAAGACACTATGGATTTTATGAATATTCCAATCGACGCTGATGAGGAAGTACCGTTTGATGAAGATCCGGAAGAGATGCCGTTCAAGTAAAAGGTGATCAACAATGAAACCAAACAACTTATCAACACAAGAATACATAGACTTCCTACAACGGTTCATACTCGTACATTCTTATATTTATTATGAACTAAATAATAATGTCATCAGCGATAAGTTCTACGATGCGAAATCAAAAGAACTAGTACGACTAAAGAATCAATATCCAAACGAATGGAAATCAAGCATGTATTACGAACAATTCAAAGATGATTATAACGGTGCGACGGGTTTTACTCTGTTCTACGATTTGAACAAATCAGAGCAGGAAAAGATTCGTCGTATTGCTTTGTCGGTTTTATATCACGGTTAGGAGGTGTGTTGATATGCATAAATTTATATTTTATGTACGAACAACTTTTAAACTCGTTCGACTGTTTATGAAGATGCCGGAGTTTGAAAGAAATGCATTAATAGATAGTTCTAAGAGAGATCTTGACTATACCGTTAAATATATGATGCATACGTATAAGAACGAAATATTCGGTTCGCGAAATAAACACGGTCCTTTATAGGAAAGGAGTGTGATATTTATGATAATTAAAGGTAAAAACAGAAGTGTAGAGATTCCGGGATGGGCAGTCTTAGTAGGATTGCTTATCGTGGATAACATGACAACTAATGTTTGTAAACTTAAACAGACAAAAATATTAAAAAACTGTATGAAGAACGGGAAGTCCAATTAAGGGCTTCTCTTTTCTTTATAAAAATGTAACTCGTAAACCAAAACTTATCCAAAAATTATTAAAGAGAAAAAGGAGATTAAAAACTATGGAAGTAACTTTTGCACCAAGATCAGTATTGGAGATCAACGACGCTAGAATCATTTTCAGAAACTTTAAAGGATTAGCAGACAAGTATAACCGTGAGGGAGATCGTAACTTCGCTATGATTATCGCAGGTGGTACTCTTGATGACGGTCATGAGAAGAGAGAAGTAACAGCGGAAGAAATGGCTGATGCTCTGATGAATGATACAAACCGTCTTGGAGTAGGCTGGAATGTAAAAATCAAAGCACCACGTGAGGAAGGAGACGAACCGTTTATCTATCTTCCGGTAAAACTAAAATTCAATGATAGAGGGCCAAAGATCTATTTGAAATCAGGACATAACACAGTTCCTTTGAACGAAGACACAGTGGGTATGCTGGATGATATCGATATTGTTGGTGTTGATCTTGACATCAGACCGTATGATGATGAAATCAGCGGTAGACCATTCCGTGCAGCTTATGTACAGGCAATGTGGGTAACTCAGGAGGTTGATCGTTTCGCTGCTAGATTTGCAGAAGAGGAGCATCCAGAAGATTAATATACGTTACGTAGGCGCTTTCGGTCATTTATCAGTGATTGGAGGCGTCTTTTATTAAATTCATTATTTATATTTTAGGAGGAGAAGAAATATGACTAATTTAACAGGAACAGGAGCACCTAGTGCAGCATTACAGGCAGCAATTGGAGATATTTATACTGACGAGAGTACAGGAAAGAAATATAAATGTACATTTGCATATCGTAGCGTTGAAAGTGAGAATTTTGTGTCTCAGTGGAAAGAGCTGAAAACAAATGTGGTAGCTAATATTACACTTGATAGTAAGAAAATCGGTGAAGCAGTTAGTAAACCGGTAGAAACACCAGTAAACACAAATTCTGAACCTGAAAAAATCCCGGGTGAGAAATCTGAGGAAAACAAAGTAGAAAATCCGGTAGACCCAGAGAAGAAAGAAGAGACACCAGCCAACCCAAATCAGCAGCCTAAGAAGGACTACACGAATTACAGTAAAGCGAAGAACAAATAATACGCGACAAAAACATACTCCTTTATGAGTAGCATGAAAACTATTTATATTTAAGGAGGAAGTTGAAATGATCGAAAAATACGATTTGGTATTGGACGGAATTGCACGTGGAACACTGAAATTTATGGCTGGTAAAGGAAACGAAACAGCACAAAGCATCTGCAAAGAAACTGGTGTGAAGTACAATGACGAATCACAGCATGAAGAAGAACCCGAAAAGGTAAAAATGGGATTTCATGTATAACAGACAGGGAGTCTTGGCTATATTAGCTGAGGCTCTTTTCTGTTTGAACTGATGTGAAAAATAGCTGAGAGTAAGTGAAGATTTTATGGGAAGGCAACACGATAGAAAGTGGACGTATTATGTGGGGTTGTCGTGTGGAGGGTTGGTTGCTCTTCACGAATTTATAAACATAAGGAGCTGTTCTATCATGTTAAGAACACAAGATTATATCAACCTAGTAGAAAAACATCGTAAAGAAATTGAAGAGTTTCCTATTGCTTATGCGTTTGACGAAAAACAGTTAAAAGAAGCATTAGAGAAATTAGGAGCAAAAGACGTTTCTGAATGTGTAACTATTTCTGGTATTGGCGATATTGTGTTGAAGAAAGACGCTCCAAGATATATTCAAATGTTGAAAGATCAACGTAAAGAAACATTAGAAGCATTAAAAGATAAAGATTTTGCAGTAGCAGCATTCCGTTACGAGATGGATAATCACGAATATGCGATTAACTACGACGGTGACGGAGATGTATTAGGCTGCTTCGGAATGGAAATGGAAGACCTGATTAATATGGGTCTTGAAGATGAATACCTGATCGCACGCAAAGGTCATATGGATTATATGCGTGAGTTAGGTATTGTATGAAAGGAGATAATTTATGAGTTTATTAGAATGGGCAAAGCGAGAGGTGGAAATCGCTTGTAAGAGAGAGGTAGAAAACGCTTGTAAGAGAGAAAATCCAGAGAGGAAAGAGGGAGAATTCGACTACGGTTGTGCTTGCTATAAAAGTGCATTGAAAGCTTTTGAGAGTTTGTGCGAGGATGGGCATAGCGGAATGAGTATAGGATTTACGAAAGCTATTCTTGACCGTTTGATTGATGGGCTCCCTCTTACTCCTATTGAAGATACAGAAGATGTTTGGGACGAAAGACATCGCTTGAATAAACAAGACGACCATATAACATATCAGTGTAAACGTATGTTCGCGTTATTTAAAGACGTTTATGACGATGGCAGGGTTGGATATCACGATAACGATTACTGTTACTCTGTAGATGTAAACAATCCAGATTCAGTTTGGCAGAACGGTTTCATATCTCGTATTATTGCGGACATGTTTCCGATTACAATGCCGTATATGCCTGGTAAACCGATTAGGGTGGTCACTGAGGAATTCTTAGTAGATCCGAAGAACGGTGACTATGACACTATGGGCGTCTTATATTGTCTGAAAGAAGAAGAAGATGGCGAACAGAAACGCATCGAGATTGATAGATTCTTCAGAGAGCCAGAGGGAGACGAGCCTGGATGTTGGACTGAAATTTCTAAAGAAGAATACGAGGAACGTAAGGCTAAGAAGATTAAATAGAGGAGAGTTATATGAAGAAAATACCAACACTGTTTGAAAGAGTATATGAGAATCATAAAATAGTCAACATCAAAGATAACATAACACCAGGCTGCGAAAACGCTTTTAAAAATGGTATCGCCACTATTAAACGTGATGGATCATGTTGTGCGCTTATTAACGGCGCATTCTATAAGCGATATGACTGTAAGAAAGGTAGAGTTGCACCAGAAGGAGCTATACCATGTTGTGAGCCAGATCCGGTAACTGGTCATTGGCCTCATTGGGTTAAAGTTAATCCAGATGATCCTGGGGATAAATGGTTTATCAAAGCCTTAGAACGTACTAGATTGGAATTCGGACAGCTGGATGACGGGACTTATGAAGCAATAGGTCTTCATTTTCAGGGTAATCCATATGGTTTTGATCATGACAGGCTCAGAAAGCATGGACAAGAAACTGTTAAAGTCGAGAGAACATTCGAAGGTGTTAAGAGCTGGCTCGAAAATAATAATCAGGAAGGTCTTGTATTCTGGTTAAATGGAGAACCAGTTTGTAAGATTAAAAGATCGGATTTCGGTCTTGAATGGCCTATAAAAGAATAAAAGGAGCTGTCCTACCATGAGACAAAACGATTGGTATAAATGTAAGTTGACAGATTATATTTACGAGAAGTATCCAGAACATGTTGACAAATCTGAATGGTTCGTGAACCCTGCACCAAATCAATTCAAAGGATATTTTCCAGAATTGAGAAAGGTCATCACATTCACATGTGACGATAACGGACAAATCACAGAAGAAACTCGACTACTAACAAAAGATATAGACTTGTTTCACGAAATTGTAGCTGGTTGTAGTAGAGGTATGGATGCAGCTTACGAAGATTACTTGATTTATTTAATCGGACAAGAAGGATTCGATATGCTACGAAAAAATCGCATTTTAGAGTCTTGTGGTTCAATTGGCGGTAGAAACTTATATACAGTTAAAGGTGGAACATTAGGATATTAATACGCGATATTAACAAGGCCTATTATGAAACTAAGAATGCAAAAATAGTTTAAGAAAGGAGACAAACAAATGGAAGTTAAGAAAGGTGACAAGAGTATGAGCATTCCTGGCTGGGTTTTAGCAGCCGGAGTAGTAACACTTGGTGCAATGGTGACAGACATCTGTAAGGTAGCTATTAGTAAGCACAAGTAGTTTCAAGGGAGGGATCTAACTGAGAAAATTCTCGGTTGGGTCTCTTCTTTTTATATTTATTGTGTATACAAGATATCTGAGCGTAAGTTAGGAGAAATTGTATTCTCAGAAAATCTGAAAAGGAGCTGTTTCATCATGGAAGACTGGCTTTTACGAACCGAGAAGAAGTATAAATACATGTTGCTAGATCGGTTAAGACAAGATTGTGATTACTATATTCGTATTGGTGGAAGTGCAAAATGTTTATGGGCTGAGGATGAGAAGAGACAGATCGAAGTCATGAAAGAACTTTGGAATTACTTTGATGAGGAAGATAAACCAGAGTGGCTAACCATGAAACAGATTGATGAATACGCTCGAAAGATGGGAGTGAATTAATGAGATTAATAGAAGATATTTTGATGATTATGGTGTTAATGATTATGCCTGACTTCTTTTGTGAGAGGTTGGGCTTTTATAATTCAGCTAGAGTTATTAAAGAAAGGAGAACAAAATGTCAATTCATAGATTATATCAGAGAGAACCTAGTTTCAATTTAACTATTGGACAGGTTAAAGAGCTGAAAGATTGTTACGGTGGAGATACAACGATCAATCAGATACTAGCTCATATTCAGGGCAATAAAAAATACAGATGTCCGAAGTGCGAGGGCACAGGATATGTTGCTGTACCATATAATGCATATCCAGAAGGTCTCCCTGATAGTGGCTGGGCTACGGACTGGAAGTTTAAAAAAGTTACCTGTGATTTATGTAACGGCGAAGGATACACCGAATATGAATATAAACCTCGTATGGTACAGGACGGCTGGGAGAAGAAAGGAGAGTAAAATGGCATGGAATTTAGAGATGAGTAGTAAGTTAAGACCTTGCTATATTTATTTTAGAAAAGATAAGACGAAAAAAGCCTTATTTCATTGTTGGAGTCCAAATGGTACTAAGATGAATGAAGGTACTGTCGGTATTGTAGAACTCGAAAATGGAGAAATTGCTACTGTGGTTCCAGAATGTTTGAGATTTGCCGATAGTATGTTTGACGAATACACATGGGAGTAGAAAGGAGAATGACTTATGAAACCATTAACAGACACTTTATTGGTAAGTATTGATTCGAGCACTGATGGTGATGAAACAGTCTTACTGGTTGGACGAAAAAGACTGAATGAATCCGTAGAAATCGTGAATGCATTCCAAGGAAAAGACGCTATGGATTTATATAAACAGTTAGTTACGGTAAAGAAAGGAGAATAACGTGTTTCACAAGATATTTAAAAGAAAACCGAAACAGACCACATATTGCTACTGTCCGAAATGTAATAACGAACTTGTATCCAGTAACAGTTTCGTGGAGGATGTCGATGGAATTGTGAAGTATCGTTGTGATAAATGTGGTGAAATAACATTTTGGGATTTTATTCACTTTCCAGTTCCATATCTGAGGACATGCGGTGATTGTCATTTTCTAATAGATGATGGAATGGCTAAACCAGAGTGCTTAATTGCTAATCAATGTAATCCTGATACTCAAAAATTGTTTTGCTATAAAGGAACCTATTGTGATTACTGTATGGGAGCAAAACCTATGATTTTAGGCGATACAAATGATAAAGGAATTGCCATTCAGTATCCGAACAGATTAGTGGCTTACGGTTATGATATTCATGGTTTTGGATCTAATGCTTTAATCACGCAAATAAAATACTGTCCGATGTGTGGGAGAGAACTAAAGAAAGGAGAATGATATGACAATATTAACTTTACGTTTTCGTCAATGGTTATTAGATAATCATCCAGATATTTTACCGTTGATTATGATTGGTCATATGGAGTTGATGACGTCTGAAATGTGGCACGATTATGAGAGATGGTGTTTCACTCCAGAGGGAAGAGAATATTTTGAAGACTAACGAAAGGAGAATGATTTATGAAACATCGTAGTTTCTTAGGATTGATATTTGATCTTATTATGGTGTTTGTAACAGGCGGGTTATGGTTGATCTGGTTATTGATCAGATATTTGAGACAAAGTTAAGGAGATAGCATGTTTGATTCTATTTACAGATTTATATTCGAACTTAGATTACAAATTAAGATAATGCCACATTATGATTTCATTAAATTGCTAGATAAATGTGATTATCAACAGTTAATCTACGCATTGTATTTTAGATATTGCTAGAAGAGTCTGTCTATTGATGGGCTCTTTTATATTTGAACTGTATAGAAAGGGAGGGAGATTAACAATGGTGTTTGATATTTTTATAACAATTATGTTCGCTGTATACGTAATCTATAACGAGCATAAGCGTATTAAGTTATTGAAACATATGTTAGGAATAATAAATGTGCAAAACACTACGGTAGATCTCATAGTAGACTGTATTGAACACACCAATAGTATTTTGGATATTCTTAAAGAAAAAGATAAATCAATTCCGTCCGCGTAAATAACAACTCATATTATAGAAAGGAGAGTGATATTTATGATGGATTATGAATATCTATTTAGCATGAACTTACATCAAAAACTTAGAGAGAGAGTAATCGGCAAAGTTTACTGTAAGGTTAATGAGGAGAATGAACTGTATATTAAGATCGAAAGTTTAGGAGATCTTAAATTCAGCATGACAATCGATAACTTTTCAGAAAGAATCTTAAATGGTTATTCTACGGAGTATGCGGTGTACGAGATCGTGTCTGAATACGAAAAATTTGTACATAATAGATATTTTATCAAGTATAGCGGAGAGACTCAGCGTTAAATGCGTTGGGTCTTTTCTTTTATATTTTCAAGAAAGGAGAATAACTTATGAATAGTATAGAAACCGAGTTAAAAGAGTTCCAAATTTTGACAATTTACCATTCGCTGTGCAGGTATCGTATTTATCAGCGTTTTCGAAATTCATAGAAAATATTAAACCAATATATTTAACAGCAATAACAATAATAGGAGGTAAAGAAAATGAAGAAAACTAAAAGAATTATATCAGTAATTTTATGTGTTGTTATGTTGATTGCGTTATCAGGTTGTGCGGCATTAGATTCAGCTATTAATGATATTAAGGGAAATCTTGTTGGTAACAGTTACACAATTACGACTTACGACAACTATGGTAATAAGGTTATGACTACAACAGGAGACAAGATCAACATAACTGGAAATAAAGTCGAGTCAACTTCTTATGATGAGGATGGAGATGTTGTGCAAAATTATGAACTATCATCCATCATCACAATCAATATTGACGGTAATGAGATTCAGAGCTGTGGTGACACCTGCATTTTCGAAGAGGGTGGATTGAAACCAGAAGTAGAGTTTAGTCAGGAGGATATTTACAGTCATTCTACCGGAGACTTATCTGACAATACATATATTGCAGGGATTGTTAATTCATACAAAAACCAATTCGGTAAATCCAGAGTTGTAGTCATTAAGTCTCAATTAGGTCAGCCTATCGTAGCTTATTCAGGTAAAAAGGTTTACTGGGAGATTCCGGACAACTTACCGAAAATGACAAAACTTATGATCGACGGAAAGGCTCTTTATATTCACCGAGCAAACTTCCAGATCATCGATAAAGAACTATTAAATTAAGAGGAGGATTGTGCTTGAAAGATATACGTTTGATAGTACAAATTATAGTACAAATTACTTCTATTATGTTTGTGTTGATGTTGTCAATTATTGTGGGATTGTGTTGGTTAATTTTCTATGGAATACCCGTATCAACCTATCAGCACATAAAGTTAGCAATAAAAACATTCTTAGACTGGAGAGAAAGGAGACTAAAAAATGTCTAGTTTTGAAATTGGAGTATTAGCAGTAATTTTATACATTTGTGCGTATGGAATTGTTAACCGTATTTGTAAATGTGTCGAGTTGATAGCATCATACAAATACACTGTAAAGGAGAATTTATATGAGCAGAGCAGAAATGAGACGAATGCAGCGGGAGCAGAAAAAGGCGAAGACAGCTACTTATAATCTGACAAAAGAACAATTGGACGCAATGGTAGAAGAACGTATTGGAAGCCGAATTAAAGAAACAAAAGAAGCGGCTACATACGATGCTGTAAATACCGCCATGACGTTAATGCTGGTGTTGCCGATGGAAGTATTAATGGATCATTATTGGCAGAAATCTTACGCGACTAAAATTCCTGAATTCACGAATTACGTTCTGAAATATTACGAGCGTTGGATGAAAGGTGAGCTAGATATGGACGAAATGAAGAAAGATCTCTGGGAATACGGTGGAGTTCGTTTGGAGGAATCGGAGGATAGAGTGATATGAGCAGAATGAATTTTGACAGTACACGTGGCGCAAATGCAAAAATACATGAATTTGGACGAGAGGTATCACGAGCAAGAAATGAGAAAGAACCAGTGTCTGAGCGTAGCGCACGTATGTTCAAGCACAAACCATATTCTACAGATATAAGGAGAAGCAAAAATGAGAGGTAAGGAAAGTCATAAAGAAGCTGGATCTAAAGGGTTTCAGCAAATGAAAGAGAGTGAATACAGAGCTATCGAACATATGAATATTAGACCGTCAGCTCATAAAATGTTCCAGCACAAACCATATTCTAACGACTTCGGAAGGAATGATGCAGTAGATGAAAACACAGACTGATTTCCTGTATCCTTACCAATTCGATGCTGTGAAACGTCTAAATAATGGTTGCATATTATGTGGAGGAGTCGGGTCTGGTAAATCTAGGACCGGGCTCTTCTATTATTTTAAAGAGTGTGGTGGTTGGATTGATAAAGGTGAGTATACTCCGATGAGTAAGCCGAAAGATCTGTACATCATCACCACTGCAAAAAAGAGGGATTCGAAGGAGTGGAATGGCGAGTTAGCGAACTTTCTTTTATATCCCGAAGACGATGATAAGACAAGATTCGGTAATAAAGTCGTGGTGGATAGCTGGAATAATATCGGGAAGTATGTAGACGTGCATAACGCTTTCTTCTTATTAGATGAACAGAGGCTTGTATCGTATGGTGCTTGGACAAAGAATTTCTTAAAAATCGCTAAGACAAACGATTGGATTTTGCTCACTGCGACTCCAGCGGACTCCTATGTCGAATATCTTCCCGTATTCTTAGCTAACGGGTTCTTTAAGAATAAAACTGAGTTCAATCGTGAACATGTCATATTTTCACGTTATGCTAAGTTCCCAAAGATAGAGCGTTATATGAACACATGCAGACTGGATCGTTTAAGGGATCGTATAACCGTCAACATGGAATACAAACACGATATTCGTAAACATGACGAGGACGTGTATTGCGATTATGATCGTGCACTATATAAGGAAACGATGAAAAACCGATGGAATCCTTATAAAAATGAACCAATTCAAGATGCTGGTGGTTTATGTCAGGTTCTTAGACGAGTTGTAAATTCAAACGAGTCAAGGCAAGTTGCTTTATTAGAGATACTTGAGAACTATAAGCGTGTAATTATATTTTACAACTACAATTACGAGCGTGATATTCTGTTGAATTTAGCTTATGAGGACGGAACTGAGGTGGCTGAGTGGACAGGACACGCTCACCAGCCAATTCCAGAAGGAGATAAATGGGTTTATATATGCCAATATAATTCAGCGTGTGAGGGGTGGAACTGCATACGTACAAATTGCATTATATTTTACAGTCAGAATTATTCATATAAGGTTATGACTCAGGCTGCTGGACGTATAGACAGGCTCAATACACCATATGATGATTTATATTATTATCATTTGAAAACTCACAGCGGTATCGACCTAGCTATCTCACGAGCATTATCACAGAAAAAGAAATTTAATGAGAGAAAATTTGCTGGATTTAATTAGAAAGGAGAAAAACATATGTCAGATATTAAAAATATTTTAAATGATTATTTCAACACTTATCGGACTACGTCGGAATACAAAGACAGAGGCAAGATGGAGATTATGTGTAAACGCGCATCGTTTGAGCAAAATCTCGATACAATGTGGGATATTTACAGAAAGGGTAATCCACAGCAGATCGTCGAGTATAGCAAAGGAGTGGCTCAAATCAAAGAATGTGGTTTAAAAGTTCTTCGAAATTCAGCTGGTAAGCATAAGATCGTATTACCACAAGCGAGGTGATTCCAATGAAAGTAGATCAAATTATAGATTGTATTACCGTAAAGGAGGCCTCATGAGTGATATGATAAATGTTATTTATAATAAGAAAACCGGACGAGTCCTCATATACCAAGAAGGCAAAGATTGGGTACTTCCTAATGGTTATGATTTAGCACATTTTGAGAATGGAGTAGAGCCGGTATTTACTGATGATGGGCATGGTAATTTATATTTGAAGCCAAATGCGATGGTTATAACAGACTATTAAAAGGACGTGACTTCCATGAGAAATGTAAAGGTTTTACAGATGTTGGAAGACGGTAAGGTTGATGAATTGAAAGCGGAATTACGAGACGAGATTTATAAAGATTCATTGAAACAGAAACCAGATGTGAAAAGACGTTATACAGCTATGAAGAAGTATTTCTACTATCATACGTCTGAACGTGAATGTCTAAAGAAACCTTATAAGATCATGTTTGAAGGTAAGCCTTATACTTCATTTACAAACTCTTGGTCTTTAGTGTTAACTACGGAAGATACTGGTGAAATGGAGTTGTTTGATAACGAAAATGATAAATACCCGGACGTTGGAAGACTTGTAAACTTTAACGGTATTAAGAGAAAAGTAGATTTGAATGCCGTGTTTGCAGAAGCTAAATGCAGAGGTTACAAATTAACAAAGAAAGAGGTGGGTCCAGGATTCCGTTATGTAATGCGCTATGATGGTACGTATTACAAGATCGGTTTACTGGAATCCACTTTTGCTTTAATTGATGATGGAGAGCCGGCTATGGTGTATCACCCAGACGGCAAACGACAACCCATTACGATTCAAACTAGTGTTGGGATTTGTGTGATTATGCCAGTTTATATTGAAGATGACCATGACGTAGAGGCCGAGAGAATCATTGATATTGAATTATAGAAAGGAGAGTCATATGGGTGAAAGATTACCAAAATATACACAAGAAGAGATAAATATGTTATTTGCTGATTTTATATTGAAGAATGCACGAACTGATCAAATTTCAGATGCTTATAACATGCTGGAAAGAATATCTAATGATAATTACATTCTTGTTAATCAAGAAGAACAAAAATAAGAGGTTGTTAATCACGCGAGAAAAACACATCCTGTTATGAGAAAAGATTTATATTTTCAAGGAGGTAATTAAAATGAAAGACGGATTTAAAAAAGCATTCGGTGCGGTTGTAGGAATTTGGGCTGGAATGGTAGCAACAAATTTCTTAGAAGAAGCATTGAATAAATTAACCGGAAAGGAAGATACTTCTAAGAAAGAAGAATCAGATTTTGAGGAGGAGTCCTAATTGGGCTTCTCTTTTGTTTTTGCAGTAGGTCACGTAGTCAATGGCAAAATTATATTTACAAAAACCATACAGGAAGTGATCTCAAATGAAACCCGAAAAGTGGTATCAACGAAGACTAGCTAAATATTTTACTGAACATTTTGAACAATACGAAGATACCGCGGAATTCTGGAATGACCCAGCGGAGAATTGTTGGCTGTTTGATATTCCAGAGTTAGGTCAGAGAATCGAGTTAGTATGCCGAGATAACGGTAAGGTGGAAGAGACTCGGTATCCGATATTAAAGTAAATTGATATTTTGGAGAGTCTTGATCGCTGGTGGTTGAGACTCTTTTCTATTTGAACTTTATGAGATTGGCTGAGTGCAAGCGAAAAAGAAAGGAGAATTATATGGCAGATTTAAAGACACCGTTACATATTAATATGCCTGAGAAAAAGATAGTTGATTATGACAGGGATATGAAAATGTTTAATCAAGATGATAGCAGTAACATGATGATTAATCAAATACTAACGCAGTGTAAGGAAACAGAAGAAGCATTTATATTTTCATACATCAAACCATTCGTCGATTCTATATCCGAGATTGAAATTTCAAAAGAAGAATTAGTCGAAGCAATTCTGTTGAATCGACTAAAGAAAGAAGCTATTAAAAAATACGGTTATCATGTTCTTAGTAACGATTTGACTACAGCTACGGCACAAATGCAGTATTTGCGTGATGGTTATCGAAAAGGTTATGACGCCGGATATAACAGGGCAAGAGAAGAATGCATACAGTTTATGTCACAGGATTTAAAGGAGAATAGTAGATGATTGAACTAAACATTGAAGATTATTGCCAGGATTGTCCAGAATTCGAAGCTTGTACTGATAAATTGTATGCTGGTAATCTCTCGACAAATATATTCGTCTATTGCGAGCACAAATTTATTTGCAAGCGTATTCATGATCATTTATTAAAGAAATTAAAGGAGCAAGAAAATGGCAAAGAAGAAAATTAAGAGATTAAACAAAGAATGGTATGTTACAGATGAGTACGGACATACCGACAAGATGCTTGTTATTAAAGTTAATGAGTTGATTGGAATACTAAGAAAATTAAAGAAATCGGTAAATGGATGATGGTAGCTGGTGGAACTATTTTCACTTCAGGTGCTGGATGTTATTTTGTTGGTAATTATATCGAGCGGAAAGATGAAAAACATATTCATCAGGTCAAGATGGATCGTATTGACGAGGAAGAACGAATCAAATCTCTTAAACTGAGAGAAGAAAAGATCAAAGCTGAGACTGAGAAAGACAGAGCTTATGCTGAGCAGCTTAAAAACATGGACCAGAAAACATTTGCGAAACTTCACGCCGACCGAGTATCCGTAGCTAATGAGAATGTCATAAAAGATGCTGAGCGTATGAAGAAAGAAACTGAAGCAGAAATGGTTAGAGTTCGTCTTGAATGTAATGAGCAGATTAATAAAATCCGTGAAGAGTGTCTTAGAAAAGTTGAGGCAGCTGACAAGAAACGGGATGATGCAGTTAAGAAATACGAAGCAATCGACACTCTGTTCACCAATAAAGATAAGATTCTCAGAGCTAAGGAAGCTTTAGACGCTGCTGTTCAGAAAGACAAGAAAGCGAAAGATGATAAAGAAGAGCTGCTTGAGAACATTAAAGAAATGCTGTCATAAGGAGGATTGATATTTTATGTACTGTGAAGTTTCTGAATTATTAGGTAAAACACTTGTAGCAATTACAGGCGCTGATGAAGGTAACAATGAGATTATATTTGAATGTTCTGATGGAAGCAAATATCGTATGTATCATGAACAAGACTGTTGTGAAAGTGTATTAATAGAAGATATTTGTGGATGTGTTAATTCTCTAATAGGTAATCCTCTCACAATGGCTGAAGACATATCGAACATAATGGATAATCCGGCAGTCGACGAATGGACAGACAGTTGCACATGGACTTGGTATAAATTCGCTACGGTAAGAGGTTATGTAACTATTCGATGGTACGGTGAGTCTAACGGTTACTATAGTGAGAGTGTAGATTTCGAAAAAATGGAGGATTGATATTTTATGAAAGTGAAAATTATTGGTGGCAGTAACTATAAGGATTTGGAATATGACATTAATCAGTTCATTAAAGACAAAAGAGTCATCGATATTAAATATCAGGCTAAGTATGTGGTAGTTCATTATCGTGGTTGTGTTCCTGACAGCGGAACTATTATAGATAGAGTTTTTATTATGTATGAGGAGAATTAAGAAAATGACAATTAATGAATATCAGAAAGAAGCACTTAAAACAGAGTCTGGAATGGCCAAGGAGTATCCAAGAGTACTCAACGGTCTTATGGGATTGAATGGAGAGGCGGGAGAAGCAATTGATATTTTGAAAAAGCATCTCTATCACGGTCATCCACTAGATAAAGAACATCTGGCAAAAGAGCTGGTAGATGTAGCATGGTATCTTGCTGTTAGTGCAGACGCAATTGGATACGATTTAGAGACTATTCTTCAGATGAATGTAGACAAGCTTAGATCACGTTATCCGGAAGGTTTTGATCCAGAGCGGTCTATGCATAGAAAGAAAGGAGATATTTAGATATGGAGAATGAAAGCTATATTCGAGTGGTTTTAAAAGATAACACCATACTTGATTTCGATAGAAAGTGCACAAATGTGGAGTATAAAAATGATAAATTTTGTAAATTCACAAATGAGAACAATAAAGCGTATTCTTTGCTGGCGTTGATTCCGTACGAGAATATAGCATATATAGATAATTTCCCGTATCAGGAGGTATAGACTCAGTCATATGAATAATACGACAAGGATTAAGATTCTGTCATATGCTTCTCAGCCAGATAAGAGCTATAACTTTTACGGTGATGAAGTAGTGTATGAAGGTAAAATATATTTTGTAAATCTATCTGAAGAAAAAGTAGTATTTCTTGGGATTGTAAAGGAGGATAAATAGTATGATTTGGACATTATTAGGTATTGGTCTACTTATTGTAGGAGGTATTTTATTATATGTTGGATATAAAACATCTATCGATGCTTGTTTTTATACAGGAGTCGTTACTTTTATATCAGGGTTAATTATAGCAATCGTGTGTATAATAAATCTTATCGGTGGCCATTATGCTGTCGATAAGAGTATTTATGATGCCGAGTTAGAATACAATGCTCTTATTAAGCAGGTAGAAGCAGTTAATAGTGAATATGAAGATGTCTCTAAAGCCACAGTAATAAACAGAGTATATAGATGGAATAAGGACGTTTACAGCAAAAAATATTGGGCTGAGAATCCGTGGACTAATTGGTTTTATGATAAAGATTATGTAAATTCTTTGAAATACATAGATATGGAGGATGCCCATGTGGAAGAAAAAACACAAACATGGATTTCATCACAAGATTAATATGCAGGCTCGAGGGGCAATAATCAGAATATTATAAAAGTGTGCTTGTTACATACAGAAATGCGTATGGATGGTATGTGATGTGGTAATGGTGGTAAACCTTTAAAATCAAGAGTCATTTCGTGGAAAGAATTGGAGGGATAATGGTGGTAGGTACTGTTTCGTATGAAATCGAAGTAAGCACTACGGATCGAGCTGTCATAAAAGAATTGGTGGAGGTGCTTGAAGCATGTCCGCTAGACTTAAGTAACGATGATTACGTCGATATTTTAAAAGAGATTGCAAATCATTCAAACGATCCAAGAAACTCTGACGTATTGATTAAGTATTTGGACGATGAGGAGAGTTGTGTATGAAAAATTATATTTGGTATACGGTGATACATGGTTTGGATGTTACGGCTCAGAAATTAATATTTTTGGAGTATTTACATCTAAAGAGATGGCTGAAAAAGTAAAGAAACAAAAAGAGGATGAATATTTTGAGAATGATCAAAAATCAAAGTTTACCGAGGTTGCGTTTTATATAAAAGAAATATGTGTGAACACCATTTGTAATGAATATTTAGGAGGTTATATAGAATGATTAAATTAGTAATAACATTGATATTCTGTCATTTGATAGGCGATTACGTACTTCAAACTGATTTTATAGCAAAAACAAAAGGAGAAAATTGGTATCATTTGATTGTACATCGTGTGTTGTACTGTTTACCATTCTTTGTTGTGTTTGGATTTAATTGGCAGCTTTCGTTTATATTTATTACACATATGATAGTCGATCCTTTAAAGGTTAGATATAACAAAATTAATTATGTTACAGACCAGTTATTACATTATATGGTAATGCTGGTTTATTTAATTTAGGAGGATATGTAGAATGATTAAATTAAGAGATTTCTTGAAAATAGCAAATGATCCAGTAGAGATCATGGACGGTTCAAACAATGTAGTATTAATTGATGATACATACTTCGACAACGATATTTTATCGCAGAAGCTACTAGACATGGAAGTGTCGACTGTTGACGCTAGAGAACATAGATTATTAGTCGAATTGGAAGGAGTGATTAGATGATTAAATTAGAAAATGTAGTTCTGGCGAGTCCGGAGCAGATGGAGTTTATTGTTCAAGGTATGAGAAATCCTATGAACTCGTGGGGGAAGAGTGATAGTGGATATGGTTGCGATTCCGGTTTGTGTTCAGGTTATTGTGCATTTAGCCCTGAATGGTGTGGTAATACTCAACGATATATATTAGGCGATAACGACTATATGCTTATGAAACGTTTATCCAAAGCAGGTACAGACCATAGAAAAATTATGAGAATGATGCCAGTGTATGTGAGAATCACAGCACCTTTATATTGGTGGAAAGAATTTGATACATACAAGGTCGGAACAGTTGCGAATTCTTGCAGTACGATGCACAAAATTCAGGATAAAGAGTTTACGCTGGAGGATTTTAGTTGTGAGCATCTCAGTACTGTATCCTTGAATTATTTGGGGAGCATTATCGAGCACTTAAATTTTGTAAGGGATGTCTACAACGAAAATAAATCAAATAAAGGAGCTTGGTGGCAAATGATTCAGCTTCTTCCGAGCAGTTATAACCAGACTCGTAATGTCGTGCTGAACTATGAGGTGCTGGCAAATATTTACAGACAGCGGAAAAATCATAAGTTGGATGAGTGGCAAGAGGTTTGTAAGTGGATCGAAACTTTGCCATATTCTGAATTAATTACCGGGGAGGAGATAGCTTATGAAAAAGAAACTCACTAGTTTTTTGAAAACAGTAATGTGTTTCGTTTTGATATTCTTATTATCTTTCGTATGCATTTACTTTTATCTGAATATGCAAAACGCAGAAGAGAAACAGACAGTTTCTACTGTAAAAAAAGTAGATACTAAACCATTAATTATAGATATTCCTAAAGCTTCCGACACAGGTTCCGTAACTGTAAAAGATACTGATGGGAATATCTATTTTCGTTATACAGGAAAAATTGATATTCAGAATGGCGAGAACATTGAGGTTGTAATTGTGGTTCCATCAGAGGAAGAGACTGAAAGCATGGACGATAACTAGTAGGAGGAATTATATGTGTAAGAAAGCTATGCTGATGATTGATATGCCTGAAAGTTGTCATGTATGTCCTTGCGGTCATCTTATTAATGGAACATATGGTTTTGTATGTGGGTTGGCGAATTGCTCTGATTGTCCAGATATTTCAATCCCAAAATGGTGCCCACTGGTTCCGTTAGAAATGAGGCAAATGGATTCTATATTACGTGCGGTCAGTGATTCGGCTGAATTATACAAGATCGGGCTTTAAAAATAAGAAAAGAGAGTTGTGATTATGAATGAATCGAAGTTTTATAACGACCAGGAAATCAATCTGGTTACTGTGAGATGGAACGATGGTTATAAAGAAAAATTCCAGTGCGTTACTGTGCGATTCGGAAGTGACTATTTATGGATGAAATTGGTAGATGGAAATAACCGTTGGATTCCGCTTCATCGTGTAAGATGTATCAGTACTTCTATTGATAGCAAATTGGATAACCAGATGTAAATAAGGAGAGTGTAGTTATGAAATTGATATTTATCGTGATGATGTGGGTTTGGACCGTTGTGAATCTGGTAAATCTTATAGCCGTGTGTACTTATTCTGATAAGCATGATCTATCCATACTTGAAGCTTATGTTGCAATCGTTAAGAAATGGCTGGACAAAAGTACGACCGGGGATTATATCACTCAGTTATTTAAAGTCGTGCTGCTATTTCCGGTAATGTTAGTCGCGTGGGGATGTGATGTATTTTGTGTTCTACTGTTTATATTTAAACGTGTGTTGAAAACATACGGACGCAGGTAACAAAAACAGAAGGTAATATTGTAAACGCAATAAATAGTTAAGGAGAAATAATATGAAAGTTAAAGTTAAACCAGTATGCGGAAAGTGCGGAAGTCCGTTCAAAGAATTGGAGTATAAAAAAGGACCTAAAGGAGCTTATATTCAACCGCCAGTTTGTCCAGAGTGCGGAGAACGTATTACTCAGATAGAGCTTCCGTCAATTAGTGATGAAGGATTTGTGTACAAAGAGGAGAGTGAGTCTAATGGTGTTTAATTTCTGGAGACCGTATCCGTTCTTAGTACCAAAAAAGTCAGGATGGTATATATGTACTGCCGCTCATCAAAACGGTATAGATAAACCTGGAGTAATAGAATTATATTTTGATACATGGCACAACAAGTGGGTAGATCTTCGTCGGCAGAATGTGTTTGACGGATATAAGGTTTATGAATCTTGTCGTGCACCAATCGATGACAACCGCGTATATACCGACACTGATTGCGAACGAATCGATGTTACAGCTTGGAAACATCTTCCTAGATATCGCGGCTATTGGAAAAAGAAACGCGAGAAGGGTCATGATGCGGAACTGTGGGAGGAGATGGATGGCAGGTAGTCATGGGACAATTATCAACAGAAGAAAAGAGAAAAAGAGGCTGTATATATTGTGCGGACGCCAGGAAAGTTAGAGGTTATAGATCGTGTGAGTTGTATGTAAAAGCACACTTAATATGCCCACATGATATTTGTCCATATAGAGAACTCGATAAGTTTGAGAGATACATAGATTATTTACAGTCTGATGAATCCAAGTTTGAATTCTTGGAGATACCTAAAGCGTTTAATTTTTGAAAGGAGGAGACAAATGAGTAAAGAAGAGAACTTAGAGTTGAGATGTGATGCTTATCGTACTGTGATTAGAAGTATTTGCGATTATAATGACGACAAACTTAAGGAACTCATTGATAAATACTTAGTTAACGGTGTATTAGCAGCTAACGATGCTAGATATTTAATGGGAATATGCGATATTGAGGAAACCATCAAAACGGAGAATAAACCACCATTAGGAGTCACTCCGCGTGATAGGTGGGACAGAAAACGTCAGGATGATCTCGCAGCTGCTATGGAAAGATATTTAGAAGCTGGAAAGAAGATTCCTAAAGAATGGTTGGACGAGTACAACGAGATTAGTGATAGACAGGAAAAGGAGAATCGTCCTAATACTTTATGTGACGAATGCGCACTACAATATAAAGATTGCGGATGTGATTGTACCAGAGAGTTCGTTAAAAAGGAGGAGACAAATGAGTAGAGAGTATGATTTATATTTGCAGGAGCATAAGGCTAATGTGAAGAAAGGATATGACTGGATTAAGGAGAATTTACCGGATCTGATTCCGTCTGATATGAGACTTATTTTAGAGCATCAGATTGGGTTTGCGCATGATGCTAGTAAGACAGAGCCAGACGAATATGGTCCATACGATGCGTATTTCTATGGCGGAAACAGATCGAGTCAGGTTGTAGACGACTTCAATATGGCTTGGCTCAAGCATATTCATCGTAACCCGCACCATTGGCAGTACTTTGTATTGCAATGCGACGAACCAGATGAGGGAGAGATCGTTCTTGATATGCCGATGAATTACTTGCTCGAAATGATATGTGACTGGCTTAGCTTCTCTATCGCTAAAGATAATATGTATGAAGTATTCGATTGGTACGATGAACATAAGAATCATATCAAACTCAGCATGAATACTCGAAAGACTGTCGAGGATATTTTAAACAAGATTCGTAGAAAACTGGATGAGTTAAACGGTGTTGAGCGATAAGGAGGGTTGATATTTATGGCTAATTACGATTTAGAAGCAGCAAATGAGAGATTCGAAGAGGAGGTAAAGAGCTTACTGTCTGGATATTTAGAGTCAAGCGATACGGTAGGCTATCTTGCTCTGAAAATCAAAAACTTACATATGGATCATTTAGAGGAGGCGTTGGCAGCAAATGAACAATGATGGGATGAAGTTCGTGAATTTTGACGAGTATTGTGAGTCTTGCAAACATTTCAATAAAGCGGAAACTGATGAGCCGTGTAATGAGTGTTTGACGGAACCGGTTAATCAGTATTCGCATAAACCGACTAAGTATGAAGAAAAGAAGTGATATTTATGGAAGATCGATGCATTATGTGCGGTGAGTATGTTCCTGAAGGGCGACAGGTATGTAGAGTATGTGAGCAGCAAATTCTTGACGGTGATAAGCAAGTTAAGAAGAGTAAGAAAGAGAGACATATCCGTAAACCTTACTGGGACAACTGGTCAAGTTATACGCGATCAAGTTCGGTCTAAAGACGTGCTCTCAACCGTTCGGTATTCGTGAATACGTTTTAACTCGCGGCAAAAACACACTCCTTTATGAGACAATTGAAAGGAGGAAATGTGAAATGTCAATTCATAGATTGAAAGTCGTGCCTGGTTCGGAGGCGGAAGACTATTTTATGCAATTATTGAAGGAGGTAAATGTAAAGCCTGAATCAGTAATGTGTAGATTAGGGTCTATATTCGGAACAGACTACAACGAGTATATATTTAGTGACGGATTATTTCAGCAAATTCGAGAAAAATTGCGGAAGATTAAAACGGAGGAGGCCTAGCCGTAATGGTTGGGTCTTCTTTTCTGTTTGAACTTAGGTGAGAACAGCTGCACGTAGTAAAGATTCGCAACAAAAACACGTCCTGTGGCGGCTCATACTTCGCAACAAAAACACGTCCTCTTATAGAAAAGGAGGTATGGTATTATGAGAAAATTTATGACAATGATTGAGATGATAGGAGTATTACTAATGGCATTTTGGTTACCGTTAAATTTATTTATCGATATGCCGAAAGAATTGGGTTATATTCCATTATTGATGTTAGGTGTAAGTTGCATTTATGAAACCATAACTAACAGATGGTACGATGAGGAGCTCTAATTTAGGGCTCTTTTTCTTTTTCTAATTTAGTCTAGACTGATATCGCTAAAGTGGCTTAAATCGCCAAATATGAGCTCTCAGAGGCATTCTACGCGACTCAAACATGGACTGTTATGAAATAGATAGCAATGATATTTTCAAGAAAGGAGAATAAAACTATGAAAATTACATTTGAAATTTCCGTTGATGGAGTTATTATTGACAAAATCTAAAACAGAGGGGAAGTCCTAATACAAGGGCTTCTCTTTTTATATTTATTGTATTCACAGAAAATCTGAGTATGAGTGAAGAGAAATTGTAAAGACGATTAATCTGAGAGTAAAGAAAGGAGAATTAGTTATGTTTAACAACATTGATAAGATTCGTGACGCTATGTTTCCAGAACCGTTTGATCCTATAGCAGGTGAGATTATAGATAGGAGAAATCGCCGTATCGAAGAGCGAGCTGAAGAAAAGCGTAAAAAGAAGTTAAGAGAACGTCTAAATTCACAGTTAAAACCTTGTCCGTTTTGTGGTGGTAGAGCTCGAATTGAAGAACGTCAGGAGCCTGATGGTTATTGTCATTATACTGTGAAGTTTGTTCAGTGTACTGAATGTCACTCTAAAACAGAAGAGCGGATCTCCGATGGATATTACGGTGAGTATTGTGGAGATAAAGAGATTGCTGAACTTTGGAATCGTAGAAAGGAGGATTAGATTATGAACAAACAGAAGTCAGAAAAGCAATATTCAATACATACAGACAATCCGTTTGATATTTTAGCTATTCGGGCTAAGATGAATTTTCATAAGAGCGTTACTGGACTTATACCGACAACTATTCGATACAAAGGTAAAGTTGTTTCAAAGGAGGATTAATTATGAATAGACGTATGAAAATGAAACGAATGAAACGGGAATTGAGAGAAACAAAATGGGAACTGGATCTATATAAATCACATACCCAAAATACCAACGTGTCGTATAGCAAACCTGAGATAAGACAAATCTCGGTTAGGCATGTATTTGATAGTTTTGAGGTTGATGTTTTGGGTGAGGACGATATGGCCGATATTTTAAAACGTGAGCTGCTGAATGGGATAATTCCATATATTCAAATTGAAAAACCAGATTATTGTATGCCTGAATTGGGCGGTGTATGCCGTAGAGCATCATTAACTATTGTAGTTCCGAAAGAAGTATTTGTTAAAAAGGAGAATTAGATTATGGATATTTTAGTAGAAACAATGGACGTTAAATTAACTGAAGATGAGGTTAAAGATATTATCGCTGAAAAGGTATTAACACTGTTACCAGGTTATGATGTGAAACCTGAAAATGTGGACTTTCAACTTAGTATGAGAAGTGTTGGTTATTTTGCAGACGAGAGTATTGAGTCTTACATAAGCAGTGTAACTGTTCACTGCAATAAATATAAGGAGGATTAGATTATGAGCGATGCAAAACAGTGTGATAAATGTGGAAAATTCTATACAGAAAATTTTGTGAAATATCGCGACAAAGTAATTGGAAGGTGTGAGTTTCGTAGTAATAACAATAGCCTAATACGAGGTTTTGATTTGTGTGATGAATGCGCTACTGGATTATTGAAGTTCTTTGGTTTAAAGCCAGATCTAGCCAAAAAAGCATATAAAAATAGTGATGACGATCGTTGGAGATTTATTTTACAGGTAATGGTGGAAATTGGTAATAACGGTGGGCGAGCAGGTGAATATATTAACCGTTGGTATCGTAATGAACTGAGTCCGGAAGAAAAAGGTTTGTTAATTCATATCTTTGGAGAGGACAATAAATGGAAAGTCGTAGGAGAAGATGGTGAGATTGTATCAAAAGATAAGGAGGATTAGATTATGAAAGAAATTAGAGGAAATTACGGGGTTGCGAAAGTATTTACTGATAACATTGAGGACAAAGCGGTAGAGCAAATTAAGGTATTGATGAATCAACCTTATGCTGTCGATGCGAATGTGAGAATTATGCCTGATGTACATGCTGGAGCAGGATGTACGATAGGAACTACTATGTATATATGTAATGAGAGGATATGTCCAAATCTTGTTGGTGTAGATATTGGATGCGGTGTATATGTTATACATTTGAAAGGAGTTAAAGAAATTGATTATGAGAAATTGGATCAGGTGATTCACAAGTATATTCCTTCTGGATATGAAATACATTCAACGGCAATGCTTGAAGATTCAGAGCTTAATGAATTGAAATGTAAAGATTCAGTAGATCTTGACCGGGCTTATAAGTCTATTGGAACTCTTGGCGGTGGTAACCATTTTATAGAAATTGATAAAGATGATCAGGGTGGATATTATCTGGTTATTCATTCAGGATCTCGTCATCTTGGAGTAGAAGTAGCTACTTATTATCAGAATAAAGGCTATGATATTTTAAAACAGAATCAGAAAGATACCAGAGATGCATTTATACATGCTTTCAAAGCAGCTGGAAGAGAAAGAGAGATATCGGCAGCATTAGCTAAATTAAAGAACACGGAAATAAACAAAGATTTGGCATATGTTGGTGGCGATGTGTATTTTGATTATATTCATGATATAAAG